TTACCTTTCCTGCTCGGTTTCTGTTAATTGGTTCATGCAATCCTTGTCCGTGTAGATAATATCCTTGGCAAAACAATACTGAACGGTGACTGAAGCACGAGGACGTTTTGAACCTACGCTAGGTGTTGTATGTACCTGAATGCGTTGGACCAAAGCCTTCACAATTTCACGTCTCGTTTCAAATGAGGGATTGTCATCTAGTTTGTTTCGTAATGATGTGAGTAATTGAAAAGCATTCTTTACCTTAGTAGAATAATCGTGGTCGATTTGCAATGAGGTTCGTATTTCTTTTATGCGTTGCTCGAGGAGCTCTTTCTCTTGATTTATTTTTTGGATCTGTTTCTCTAAATCGGTAAAAGTGATGATGCTTTTACGGAAGAGGTCCAGGATACTTTGACGTTCTATATCTTTATCATCGATGCTCTTTTGAATAAGTGCTATTTCGGACTCCAAATCGACCTTCTCAGTCTGCTTTACTTCTCTAGCTGCAGCAATCTCCTGAAGGGCTTCCCCTGGCTGATTAATAAAGGCCAAGCAATCTCTCCACACAAGGTCCTCGATCCAATCTTGCGGCAAATTTTTCGAAGTACATTTACCTTGCATCGGGCCCTTATATGCTTGCTTTCCTGTGCAAGTGTAGTACCCTTTTAGCGCTCGTTTACTTCCAGGATAATGAATCCCCACATAAGTTAATCCGCAACACTGACATTTTAGTAAGCTACGTAGTAAATATTGATTCTTGATGTTACGCATAGCTTCAATTTGGTTACTTCGAAGGACTTTCTGTGCTTTTTCCCACGTTTCTACATCAACGATGGCTGGAACTTCACGTTCGATGACATCGCGCTTTCGTGTGCTCCGTTTTCCATAGAAATGTACTCCCTTGTAAGAGGTATTCGTTATAATCCCACGTATTCTAGAGGGTCGCCAGATACCCGCAGTATTCTCTTTTCGTTTGCCACGAGTTACTTTCCGATCATCCTTGGCGTATGCCGTAGGGACGCCTAGTGCATTCAGGTAGTCTGATACTTTAATGCAGGAATGGCCTTGGTTAGCTAGCATGTGAAAGATTAGCCTAACAACTCCGGCTTCTGTCATGTCTGATTGGGGGAGTAACTCTTCACAAATCTCTAGATAGCCTTCACTGTCTACTCGATAACCGTAGGGGACAATACCTCCAAGCCATTTGCCGGATCGTGCAGCGCGGTTTGCGCCGTACCACAGACGTTCCAGGATGGTCTCCCGTTCTAAGTCAGCAACTCCAGCCAGAATGGTTAGAAGAAAACGACCAGATGGGTCACCAGTATCGAAGGGCTCCGTCATGGAACGGATTTTTACACCGTCAGTTTCTAGCTCATGAACGGAATTCAGGATGATTCTGGCGGATCGACCAAGTCGGTCTAACCGGTAAATAAGAAGAAGATCGATAATTCCGTTCTTAGCATCTTGTAACAATTCGCGGCCGGCTGGACGAGCTTCTAGTGGGACGGTTCCTGTAACGCCGTCATCCTTGTACCACTTAACGATTTCTAACTGATGGAGATCCGCATACTTACGAGCAAACTCGAGCTGGTTTTCGATTGTACCACGTTCTGCTTGATCGTCTGAACTAACACGTGCATAAACTCCTAACCGCAACATGGTTCCCTCCTATATTAATTTGTCCTTTTGATTTGTTACGAGATGAATCGGATTGGGTTGCATGACAATTTTGATTTGATTCTCAGCAACCTATCAGAACAAAGCTCCGGTGTAACCTTAAACTGATCTGATAAGATATCTAGTATTTCAGGCTGCTTGTAATCATAGTTCTTCAGCATATGTAGGGGTAAGGCAGCGTACCTCGTAAAATTCCTTGCATCCCATTCCTGTAGTTCACGAAAGGCAACTGGCATCATTAGTTGGCGTCCGGAATGACGGAGGATATGACACAGCTCATGATAAAAATGCTCCCTTTGCATAAGTGAAGGGAGTCGTTTGTCTATCGTTATACTTTTGAAGCGGCCGAATTCATATGCCATTGATGGGATCTCTTTGTAAAAGAGATAGATGCCCAGTGACCTTGCTATACGCTGTTCATCCAGTTCCTCGGGTGTTTTATCCCAAGTTGTTTGTAAAAGTGGCTTATCCAGGTTTCAAGTGGAGTGGGAGAGTATGCTAGTTTCATGGAATCACCTAGATAGGAACCTTTGTTCTTATTTCATAATCTTACCATTTTTATTACATGCATACTAGTGACAATTCAATGTATAATCGCTGGAAGTAAACCCAGTGCCTGAATCGTCGATGAAAAGCAGCTAGTGAGTAAGAGGGGGGACCAACAAATGAAGCTTCTAGATATACAGATTAAATTTAACGAGGATTTAAAGCAGAAACTAACTATAGAGGAATTTGAGTAATGGGTGTATGTTACTCCTGAGATTGAAGAGCATTTTGGTCATGGCTTTTACCTGGAACTTGTTAGTTTAGACTTCAAAGGTAAGTACATATATTTAGACCTGATTGGAGAGCTTGAGTACCCTGTGGGGAAGAATTAGGTAACATTATAACTAAAAGAATCAACGAACTCCATCGTGCCACCTTTTTGATATTTAGATTGAGATATTAATGTCAAATGGGTGCTATTCTCAAATCAAAAAGGAGAGCAATCGCTCTCCTTTTTTCATGCTGTCTGGTTTTTAAGAAGCATTTCGTCAGTGACAGCATCGACCAAATCTTTCATAACAGCAGCAACTTCAAGCTCTCTGTCATAAATAATGCTTTCATGACCGAATTCCGTCATAATAACTTTTTGTAGAAATTCCTTTTCGTCAAAAAAGTAAGTTGTAGTAATGTCTTCGCCATCATCAACGAAAACTAATTCTGCTTTAGTACCATGTTCCCACTTGGAAAATTTCACTTGAGTGTAATCAGGATCCATCGCATTCTCGATGAGATCAGACGGCCAGAGTGGATTAAGATATAACGATTCCCACAGATTTTTCCTTAGGGCATCAACCATTTTTGACACTCCTTATCATTTTTTCGAGATGACTGATTATTTGAGTTAATTCTTTCTCGGCATGTGTGTAATCTTCTATCGTCCATTGTTTCCGATCCCCAAACGTTTTTTGCAGCATTGCGTTTAAATAAACAGCAATGATTGCAGCGTTATCCCCTGAATCTCTGGCCCAACGGACATCAGCACGCAATGGTAGTTTAGCCAATTCATAACCTTCTTTGGATAAACCATTATCAACCAGGAGTTGGGTAGGAATATCATGTTGTATTTTTTGTGAAAAAGAAGACCTCACCATCATACGGAACTTTTTTGGGTTTTTCAACAAAGGGTTTGTATTGGTAGGACGGTCTTGTTGTAAAACAATTTTTCGGAGTTCAGGTTCCGAATGATTAGGTAAGATATCTTTTAGCTTCGTCACTCTTTCTGCAATATCCTTCTCATACTCGTCTTGTTGATTTGCAGCCTCAGTATACTCATAATATTCGGAAGAAAAATAGAGATCTCCTTCCATGGTTACTGTTCCAATATCTTGCGGCTTCGGATTACGTAGACTTTTTTCGAGTTTTTTCTCGCCCTTTTCCTGCTTTTGAACAGCCTTGAGGACGTCGCAGTACTCACTTTCTTTTTTATATTCATTCCAAAGAGGATCGAGACCAAGGTCACGGTGGGCTATAACTACACCAATATTATCTTTCGGAGAACACACTTCAGTTTCGGGTATGCTTCGAAGGATGCGTCCAATAAATTGGGCATAGGGTGCTAAACTACGGTATGGCCTAAAGATAGCTGCTACAGACAGATATTTATGATCATATCCCTCTCCAAGCATGGCTACGTTCAAAACAACATCAACTTGATGGCTCTCCACTTTTCGAAGCGACTCTTCTTTTTCGGCTTTATGTAGTTTACTGTGAACAACTACAACACGAAGACCAGCATTTTCATACAACTTTTTAACATCTTGTGCGTGGTTAATGTTGCAGCATACACCAATGATTTTGTGGGGTACATCACTAGCAGCTCTTCGTTCATTCAACTCTTCTATACTTGATTCTACAATCTGAAGATTACATTCTGGTGAAAGAGCAACACTCTTTGAAATATATTCCTCATCTTTAATACCTAATTTCCGAATTTCCTCTAATGTGTAGCGAGTCGGGTTTTCACCGATTGTAAGGTAAACTGCTTCAGGAATCAGGCGGAAATTTTCAAGAGTTTTCACAATTCCTAGTGCCATTGCCTTACCTAAACGATAATTTGTAATAATATGGCCTTCAATTGGTTTACGATCAGCACGAAATGGGGTGCCAGTTACCTTTAGAACTTTAGCTCCTGAAAAGTATCTCAATGCTTCTTGCCAAGTCTCAGCAGGTGAGTGATGAGCTTCATCGATAATAATCATATCAAAGAAGTCATCTTCAACTTTGTTTAGCAATGAGTTTCGATGAGCAGTGGTTAACTTGTGTATATTGAGAATCACGATATTGCTGTTTTCAAGCTCTTCCTGAAGAGTGTCTTTATCGTATTCAGTGACAATAGGTAGTTCTGAATAGGTCTCAAACACTTTACGCGCCAACCAAAAGTTCTCAGGAGAAGAGGGGTCCAATGATTCCATAACATGGTCTTTAATTACCAGTTGTGGGGTAATGATAAGAACACGGCCTTGGCTAATTCCGTAAGGTGCCAAAGCCATTACACCAGTTTTTCCAGCGCCTGTAGGTAAAACAACGACCGCGTGGTCAGGCGATTTGTCTACTAAGAAGTGCTTGCAAATATCCAGGTAAGCCTCATATTGTGGTTCACGAAGCTCACCAGTGTTTTCTAGGATGTTTGCACTCGAATTCAAAAAATAATGCTCATCAAATGCCTGTAACATATCAAAACCTCCGATTTGTTGTTTTTTGAAATATCTTAGCCCATATTTTAAACGTGCAATTGAATCGGATATTTCTAGGCAAGAAAAAGTAATCTCATTATGTAGATAATGTACGGCGGATATAAAAATCAAAGATTAAATCTCATTGCTAAAATATGATGATCATTGTGCAGTGCTAACATTGACTTGTTTATATGTTTGAGTATGTTATACCGAATAATCAGTGGGATGAAGTTGTTCTCTTCTGTAAAGGAAACAGCATTGTAAAAGAGTAATAACAATTCGGATGATGAGAGTTGCGCTCTTACGATATCAGCGTATTTTTCTTTTTCTTTTGGATCAAGAATGGACGTGTCAATCATCTTAAAAAGATGGTAAAGATTGCGATAATAATGTCCTATATAATGTTCGTTTTCTTCGTACCAAAATTTGTACTTGCTTTGAATAATTAATAGCCTTTTGTCAATTGTCATGTGTTCTATGTCAGTAGATAGTTTGAAACTTAATTCTAAATACAGTTCTTTTATAACGTTTCTTCCGCTATGGGTAACAACGTACGTCGTTCTACTATGGGTGTTGTAGTTGTAATCCTGATTTTCTTCTACGCGCTCCATAGAATTAACAATCTCATTATGTAATGAGATCCCTTGAAATATGGCACTTTCAACCCTTTGTTTTTCTAAATTAAGGTTCTGGGCCAAATGGGCTTGTCTGGTTAATTCCAATTCTTCTTGTTGTTCAAGGAGAGCTTTATTGGTTTGCTCAAGTTCCTTTTTTTGTGTAGTGAAAGTTGCAATCAACAAAACGAAAGATGCAAATGTGAGTAAGGGAACGCTTGACCCTCCAAGCCAATCTCCGGTTTGCCCTAACAGTTCTTGGTTAGTGATACCATACCCAAATTTGATAATGAATGGGTTTAATAATGCAAAAATGGCAAGAAGGATAACACCGATTTTAAGCAATTCTCCACGCTCTCCTTTTTGGTAATAGATTAAAAAATAACAAGAAACTAAAACGGATATGACTATTATTAAAAGAATCAACGCCATTAATAATTCCTCACTGTTTAAGCTATTTAATATACCCAAACCCACCCTTCGATCGCGCAACTGCGGCCGCCTTCTCAGGGAATATTAAGTACAAGCGATAATACACAAATTCTTCAGACAGTAGAAACTCGTCAGCCATCATGGATATATCCATCGGCTGGTCATAGGAGATGATCACCTCTTACAGCATCTTCATAGGCATGAACAGGTAAGAAGAGAAGTTCTTACCTGGCGCTCTTGAAGTGCATGGAGGGCCTTTGTTGTATGCATCTGACAGATCGTATGTAAGTATAGATGACTGAATTCTTCAACTAGCAATACCTTGTAGTTGATATAATTGGCAACTTTAGGTATTAAAATAAACTCATTCCGAAACCCAGTACATACGGAGTATGTGAGGTCTGAGGTCCATAAGCATTCCTCTTAGAATAGGCATATTTTAGTAGTTACACCTATAATAATGTTTTATAGGTAAAAAATCCGTCGTATTATGTCGAAAATCAGGAATAATACCATATTTACTTTTAAGTAATGGCGAAAAATGAAAAAACCTGCTATTTAAGCAGGGGAAAGTTAGACTACAGCAAGTTTTAATTTATCCTGAATTTTTTGTAATCGTGCTGCGCATAGTTCTGGCGTAACCTTAAACTGCTCTGATAGGACATCCAGTATCTCTGGCTGCCTAAAATCATACCTTGTCAGCATGTGCTGTGGCAGCGCAGCATACCTAGTAAAATTCTTAGCATCCCATTCCTGCAGTTCTCGAAATGCCGCTGGCATCATAATTTGGCGGCCGGCATGACGAAGAATATGGCATAGCTCATGATAAAAATGTTCCCGTTGAACAGACGAGGGAAGTCTACTGTCGATGGTGATACTTTTGAAGCGGCCGAACTCATATGCCATTGATGGGATCTCTTTGTATAAGAGATGGATGTGTAATGATCTTGCAATACGTTGTTCGTCTAATTCGTCAGGTGTTTTTATGCCAAGTTGTTTGTAGAAGTGGCTTATCCAAGTTTCAAGAGGGGTAGGAGTGTAAAATAGCTTCATTGATTCACCTCTAGTAGGAACGTTTGTTCTGTATATAATCTTACCATTCCTACTTTTTTCCTACTAGTGACAATTTGATGTACTGATTACGACTTAATTAGGAGAATATGTCGTTTTATGTCGGATAAACCTGATCGAATGTAGTAGGTAATTGGGACTATTTGCCGAATTGTATACATTCACCACTAATTAGCAAGGAGATGGCATTGTAAGGTACAAAGGTCAAATGATTTGTATCAGGTACAAAGTAAGGGACAAGGGCAACAAGGGGTAAGATCGGAAAGATAGAGTGTTTGAATTGATGCCAATTGAGGTAGTTAATAATAGTAAGCAAATTTTTTTCATTGTTAACATAATCCCTAGATATCTATATCCTGGTGCTTTGATTTCTTAAAAGTCAAGAAATGAGCAGTAGAAGGAGGATAATGATGCTTGAAGATTTAACGGTAATAGATTTTGAAACCAGTGGATTAGATAGTAAAAAAGATCGAGTAATCGAGTTAGCAGCTATTCGAGTAAAAAAGGGGGAAATAATAAGTGAATTTTCAACTTTAGTACATTTCAACGGTAATCTAACAGAAAAAATCACTGAAATAACTGGAATAACCAATCAAAATGTTGCTTTGGGGATGCAAGAAGATTTAGCCTTTAAGATGCTTTTCCAGTTCATAGAAGATAGTACCTTAATTGCCCACAATGCTGGATTCGATCTTGGATTTCTTCATTTCTCTTTAAAAAGAATAATGGGGCAGAGTTTTGAAAATAACTTTATCGACACTTTAACAATATGTAGAGATAGAAATGGTTACCCCCATACGCTAAATGAAATGTGTGCTCGGTATAGTGTTAGCGTCAATGAATCACATCGAGCGCTTGCTGACTCTTTAGCATGTTGGGAACTGTTTAAAAAACTAAACGAAGAAGAGAGTGTGGAGAAATATTTAAATGTACTGGGGTATTATAAAAAATACGGGCCTCCAAAATGGACACCAAATAATGCAAAATTAGTTGGTCAAGAAATCAATAATCTCAAAAATTTGGGTTAATTCTCAATTTATTGTTGAAATAAATACTGAAATATAATAAAAATAAGTTGTGTGAGCCCTTATCTCTTCTATATTAGAGATAATTCCTTCGGGAATGAGTCTAATTAACAAGAATATTCTATTCTTCTTTCATAATTATATGAGAGAACCCTTTATTGGGTGAAAATGTAAAGTATCAAGGGCTCACATTTATTTATGTAGGGTGGTCAAATGACAAAACAGGATAAAATCTATACAAGACTATTAGATAATATTTGGATTACGAGAAAATGTCGTATTCAGACTTCAGAGAGATTAGAATCGACTGATTTTTGGGCACAAGTTCTAATTAATTATTATACTTTGATTGTTCTTGTTGCTTCAATTTGGACGATTTCCCCTGAAAACTCAACACCTTTCATCTCGTTTGTCCTAGTAATAGCTTCGTTATTCTTATTTGCTTCAACTTTATTTGTTAGCTCTAGGGACTTTAAAAGTAGAGCAAAGGACTTGAAAAATTGTTACTTGAAAATGGAGGGATTATATAGAGAACTACAAATCATTCAAGAAGATCCAAATACTAAGGAAATTAATCTCGCTCAGTTCAAAGACATTTCAAACAAGTATGATGATTTATTAAGTAATGTCGAAAATCACAGTAAATATGATTATTTAATTTTTATAAAAGAACAAAAAATACGAGAACTATCCCTATCAGAGAATCAAAGAATATTTTGGTACAGAGTTCGTATTAGAATCGTCATTATTGGATTATTTATTCTACCTCTGCTAATCCCAAGTATTCTGATTTTTTTAAAGGGTGAATCTGTATGAGTGGATTTGATGTTTACAAAAAAAAATTTACTGAAAAAGAAATTAGACATGTGTACGAAACTGTGATCAAAAAGAAAGCAACAACTGGATTAGATCGAATTAATAAGGAAACATTTGAAAAGAATCTTGATGAGAATATTGAAATTATTACTAGGAAAGTTGCAAATGGCACATATGATTTTATTTCATATAAAGAGAAACTAATCATGAAAGGAAGGGATAAATTCCCAAGGGTAATTTCAATTCCAACTATAAGAGACAAGATTACTTTAAATATAGTAAAAGGTATTTTATCTACTGAGTTCCAAAGTGTTACGAATAACGAACTAATCCAAGTTAAAATAGGTAAACTACAGGATTCAATTCAGAATGATGGGTATGATTACTTTATCAAGTTTGACATCAAGAATTTTTATCCTACGATAAACCACAGAATATTACTCCAGAAGGTAAGAGGTAGAATTAAGAGCAGGAAAATATTAACTCTAATTAAAAGAGCAATACAAACTCCAACAAAGTCACCTGCAAACACAAATGATCAAAATGTAATAAATATAAAAGGAGTACCGCAAGGTTTATCAATATCAAATGTTCTTGCTGACGTTTACTTAAACGAAATAGATAATGATTATATCGGGAAAAAGAATTTAAAATATTTTAGGTATGTTGATGACATAATAATTCTCTGTCACAAAAAGGATGTAACTACTATCCGCAATCAGATTAATAATGAGTTTAAGATGTTGAAATTGAAAATCAATATAGAAAAAACAAATTCTGGAGAACTTGAAAGCGGGTTTGAATTTCTTGGTTATCATATAAAAACAAAGCACTATTCGGTAAAGGATCAATCGCTAAAAAAGTTGAAGCAGTCAATATTAACAACTTTTTCCGAATATAAGTATTCTAGTTTACCGAATAAACTTGAAATATTACTTTGGAAGCTAAATTTAAGGATAACAGGCTGTAAATTTGATTCTAAAAAATTTGGATGGTTATTTTTCTTTTCGCAAATTAACGACGAATCGTTATTATTTAAACTTGATTGTTTTATAAAAAAATTGTGTACAAGATATGGGGTTCCTAAACAAAATATTAAACGATTTGTAAGGACATTTTCGGAGATTCGTGAAAATGTTACTAGAACTAAGTATATTCCTAATTTTGATAATTACAGTACCGCAGAGAAAAAACTAATATTGAAAAATATTTTCAATATCAAAGTATCAAAATTTACAGATGAACAAATTGATAATAAATTCAAATGGCAGATCTTTAAGTCAGTCAAAGAGTTAGAAAAGGATATTCAAAATATATCTTAACAACAAGACTCACATAATTATTGTGAGTCTTGTTGTCATTTCGTTGCTCCGCAAGATACGCTAACTACTCATAAATCTTCCCCATGTACAATATAGTAGCAAGAGACTTCCACTCGGGCTGATCCGGCAGATACTCCATATCTAGTGTATCTTCCATCCAGGATTCCATTGCCTCTAAAAAGGCAGCGAGCGATAGGTTTTCCCATTCATCAGGGTTAATTTGAAGATCGTGTCTTAAAGCCTTTATGAATTGAATAAGTTCATCTTTGGAATCAACATTGTTGCATTTCTCAAAAAGGTCCATAATAATTTCTCCTCACGTGTAACAGTAAAGACACTTATAGTTTAACTCATCTCGTTGTGATTTCTGAATCCCTGTTCGGCATGATTCCTTAAATACCTGACATGCTCAAAAACATTTGTAATTGTCAGTAGGGGAATCTCTCTGTCATGAAAAATCTCAACTTCGACTAATTACCATCGACTGCAGTGATGTTATCAAATGTGGGGCAGATTCTTTATATATCCGTTTGTACACACTACTCCTGACTTTTCCAGCATGTTACTATGATACTAACTATCTGGAACTTGGTGGTGAAGAATATGGATATTGAGTTTGAAGCCAAAGTATGTCACATTGGATTATCCATAGGGTTCTTTTCTAAAGATCATATAATCGTGTGGGCAGATAAAGTAATTGATCTTTTAGAGGTAACAGTTATACCTGATAGAGTGTTTGACCTTTCAATGGTAAAAAAAGAGGAGGACATTCCTCGCTTACTTATCGAGCTTTGCACTAACACAGACGAAGAAACAGCACTAAAAACAATAGTTGGAATGATTAACTTCAGTTACAAAAACAAACACTATACTCTTTATGAGACATGTGAAATTCTCTATAGGTTATCAAATTACGTTGATTCTGATCATGAATGGAATGGATATCTGTATGCGATCACGGGAAACCTTGAGCGTGCCCTGGATGGATATGGGGATGTAAATACTTCAAGGGAAGAAATAGAAGAGTTTTTATTTGAACACGAGAAATATTCCGAATTGTTCCATCTGAATTCACTTCCAAACCAACCACTAATTACAGAGTTTAAGCCGAGGAAGGAGCATATACTTTTAGATGTTTCCCGTGTAGTGGCTCCAGCAGATCTTCATATGATCTTGAAACGTCAACTTGATTTCCCTGATGTGTACGGTATGAATTGGAATGCATTTTGGGACGCGATCACCGGTATGGTAAAGCTACCCATGAAAATAACTATAACTGGATGGGAAGTATTGGAGGAACGGCTTCCGAAAGAAGCAGATTCTTTAAAAAAACTTCTTAAGGACTATTCATTACGTTATACTAACGAAATTTTCACAGTAGAGTATGAACAAAAAAGCGAGACATCTTCTAATTGAGGATGTCTCGTTGTCATTTCTGTTGCTCCGCAAGATACCTCAAGTACCTCACATGCTCTAAGGCCTTCTTTTTATCTTCCTCGCTGAGCTTATCCAGCTCATAGAAGAATAAGCTTTCATATTCGGAGAGTGGTTTGTCTTTCTTGGAGGTAGGGGATGGTATATCCTCTAAAATTCCAGCTTTCTCCAAAAGTTCCTCATATGTAACGCCCTTCAAATATGCAGCGAGCACTTTCAAGGTCTCGTGCTTTGTTTTATGGGTACCAGCTTCAATTCTATTAATTGTCGAATGGCTCACGCCTGAAACATCCGCGAGTTCTCGTTGGCTTCTGTATCCACTTTTTTCTCTAATACGAGCAAAAAAAACGCCGAATTCTTTTAGATTCATCATCACATCACCGTCTTTATCATATCAAATCTCTGTATCATGTATGAAACAAAATTGTATCATTCGTGAAATTTCTTGTTGCATGCATGTTACACGTGTGGTAATTTATATTTGTAACATGCGTGAGACAAGGGAGGAGGGGAATAAAGTGACAGTCATTCTAAAGCCGGGGATCCTTGATAATCTCCAACATGATATGAAGATGAATGACCAGGAGTTTTCCGATTTCATTGGAGTATCAAGAAGCCAACTATGGAGGGCGAAGCTTCCTGCCGTTGACAAACGCTTTTCGCTAGGGAAGGATTTCATTGCTAAAGTGCTAGTAGCTTTTCCAAATCGTACATTTGAAGATATCTTTTTTTTGGACAAGGTGTCTCACGTGTGTGACAGAGAGATATCGGCATGAAAGGAGACTAACAATGATCAAACCACCTAAAGGTATCGAATTCCATCGTGAGTTCGCACCTGATATGAAACGAATGGTCCATGCTTTAGAGGTTTTGCTTAAGTCAAAACCAGCAGAACCAAAGGAAGCCACTCAGCCAGACCAACCGGTTACAAAAGAGGAAACAGCCTAAAGGAGTGCTGGATGACACTCACACAACTGCATAGAGCGCCGAAGAGCGGGAGCGAGCGAAGATATGAGCCGCGCCTTAATACATTCCACCATTTCACCAGGTAAGGGTGATAACAAGGTCAAGGTGGAGGTCACTGCCAAGACTCGACGCTGCATGCAGTTGTGTGATGAAAGAGAGGTGAAAATGATGCAACTGACTGAGCAACAAGTACGCCAGATTGTGCGGGAAGAGTTGGCTGCACACAAAGTACAGCCCCCTCAATTGCAAATTCGTACGGTTGTAGATCCTCAGCAATCACAAATTATTGAATACATTGATGAGGTTATTATGCCTAATCTTCGTCTTCATCACGATCTACTGAAAAACCTATGCGGCGTGGCGAACGTCCACCTTCAACAGGAACAGCCATCAAAAGAAAGTTCAACTGATTCACATGCTGGATGAGTTCAGCATCTTTTCCATCCACTTGTCCATAAAAATGAATCAAGGAAGGGTTGCTATAACCTATATCAGTAACGTGCATAAGGATCGATTGCCCGAACGATGCGAGTTTAACTCCAATTTCGTGGTCTTCATCTAACTCAGATTCGAATTCTCGAATTGACTCCATTAGTATCTCGTATTGACGATCAGCAAGTTGAGGATTACCAAATCGTATTGGTTCAATTGAATCTAGCAAACGCGAATAATCCATTTTTTATCCACCTCCTCCGTCTTTGATATCAGAAGAACGCCACTCGCTAAAGTTCACGTTCTTCCGACAACAGATTCGACAGAAGTGTGAGAATCCCTACCAAATTATTCCTGTATGGCACTTAAAAGAAAAACCCCAAGGAAAGCAACCAAGGGGAAGTCTGAAAGATGAGCACAGTTTCATTGTAATTCGAAACCCAAATAGAAAAGAGGAGAACAGATGGGGAACAGCAGCACTACAATCTCACTATACTCTCGCTCTCGGATACATGACATATGTGAATATGCTTATCAAAATCAGCGTACAGGCGAACAACTGACGTACGAATCACTTGGGAAGAGGCTAGGAAGATCGGCGCGCTGGGTATCGGATGTGATTAATGGTCGAGCGACACCGTCCCGAGAGGACGCCGAAGCGTTCGTGAAGGAATGCGGCAATCACCGATCAGTTCGGATGATAAAACATCTTTTTGGCGATGCACCACCGCCGACTGACCCGCGCTTGATGGTTAATCTTACAGCTACTTTATATAACCTCATCAAACAGTGCCAGGATGTAATCCATGAAGCACAGGCATTGATTGAATGGGAGCGTAAAAGGCGACCATGGGATTCGTTATCGACAGATGAAGAAAGTCTCTTGAAGGAAGCAGGTAAGCAGATTGAAGACCTATTCCAGGCGTGTGATGACGTACATATCTTGATGGATGAACGCTACGGTATTGATCCAGCCATTCACCAACACAACTGGTTATTAGAAGCAAGAGATTTGGAGATAGTCATAACCGATCCACGCGAGTTGATTCGCCGCGAGCGACAAGAAATGTTATTTGCGGGAGGGCGGGCTCAATGAAAACAAATCAAGACTGGAATCGGAGAATGCTCGAGGTACTTGAAAAAACATACCAATATGACGCTGCTATGACGGAAGTTCTAATGCCAGAAGTCGCAAAGCAATACACGAAAGCAGACGAACAAAACGAAAACTATCGTGATCGGTTGCTTCTATTTAAAGAAGAGCTAGAGGAGGAGAAGGCATGAAGGAACTAACAACTGCTCTAGGTGTTATCGAGTTAGTGTGCGATGGAGATGATCCAGTTGGACGCAAGGTGATTACTTTAGGCGAGATGGTTGAATTAGAGCGAATGGTAGAAAAAGAGAAAACCGCCCGCGGCGAACGGACGGCTTAGAAAAACAAATCTATTCGAAGAGTACCATACCTGATTGAGGAGGACAAGCCTTTGAAAAAGACAGTGGCTTCTCAAATAGTAGAGCTGCAGCGTGAACTTGAAAATGCAGAACAAGCATATCGACAAGCTGATGATGATTGGCGAGCGGTAGATGTGCAATACGTTCAAATGAAACGGCTTCGTGAGGAACTAGATGTTCATAAACGTGATTTAGCCCATGAAATAGAGTGGCGTGTACGCGAGATCGCAGCATTGGAGGAGGAGATCAAGTATGAGCGCACCAGTGCTTGATATTCAAGAATATGTAGAGAAAACGGAGCCGAGCAGACAACGAGCGATAGAAGCTTTGGCATTTGATTTCGATGACAGTGGAATTGAATGGACAGTACGGGATGTTATTGAGGAGCTGGAGCTATTAGTCGATGGGAAAGCAACAATGGACTTTGAGGATTTCATTGATGGAATCAGAGAACAGGCAAGGCGCTTACTCAAATAGTGGAAACTGGGGCAACATTGCCTCAGTCTGCCGGGAATAACCTACCGGCACTGATGAGACAGGTTATATAGCGAGGGAGAAAGAGCGTGGCGCAGTCAAGGGAGCTGCAACGGCCGCGTAGAGGTTGGGACGCGGCACCTCGTATCCAAAAAGGAAAGGAGGATGGATGTGGTTTGGAGCAGGCCGGTCAATGTAAAGAAGCGTGAGGACTTGATCCGGAGAACAGGGACTCTGAAGCACAAAGTCACTATCGTTGACGCAAAAGAAGAATTCCATGGTGTCGATGTCAAGGTACGTGATTTCAGAGGGGAAGAATACTGGACCACATTAGATGACGTTGAGCTGGACAATGAAAAAGACCCCGCGGGAACGGAGTCTTTAGGTGATACTAACGGCTAAAACTTGGTTATTTATAGCGTAACGCGTTTACCTCTAAAAAACAAGAGGGAGGGAAAGAGCATGCAAGCCATTCGTTTGGTGAATACGTTAAACATGCAGCATGAAGACTGGTTAGAATATCGACGTCTTGGAATTGGTGGTTCCGATGCTGCCGCGATATGCGGGTTAAGTCGTTACAAATCACCGATGGCAGTTTACCTAGAGAAACTGGGAGAGCTACCTCCGGTAGAGGACAATCCAAAAATGAAGGCAGGACGACTTCTGGAACCTGTTATTGCTGATTGGTTTGCAGAGGATACCGGATATAAAGTATGGCGCCAAAACGCGATATTCCAGCATCCCGAGCATCCCTTCATGTTAGCTAATATTGATCGCTGGCTACCTGGACAGAATGCAGGTTTGGAATGCAAGAACACATCTGAATATTGCAAGGATGACTGGTCCGGTACGCAGGCACCAACGGAGTATATTCTCCAATGCAACCATTACATGGCCGTTACTGGGGCAGATAGATGGTTTATCGCCGTTCTGATTGGAGGCTGGGATTTTCAATGGCGGGTAATCGAACGGGATGAAGAACTGATTAAGAACCTGATTACTATCGAAAAAGGATTCTGGGAAGAGCATGTGGTGGCAAAAATTCCGCCAGTCTTCTCTCATCAAGATACTGACTATCTCAAGGATGCATTTCCTGAATCTGTTTCGGATTCTTCGATTGAACTACCTGAGGAGGCTTACCCGATTATCCAAGAGTTGCATCTAGCAAGAGTAGCTAAAAGCCAAGCCGAACAGCGAGAGGAAGCAGCAAAGAATCAGATTAAGGGCTATATGCAGACAAGCGAAAGAGCGTACTTTCAAGGGGATCTTCGGTTTACCTGGAAGACTGGGAAGCGCGGCCGAATATTTCGGGTAATTGGAGGCGATGAATAATGTCTGAAGCTAAGACGGTAAATCAATCAGCCTTAGCCGGGCAGTTAGCACAGCGCACGATGACTAAGGCTGAAAACTTTAATGCAGTGATCAAGAAAGAGCTTGCCGACAACTTTCAAGCTATTAAATCGTTGGTTCCAAAGCACATGACGCCTGAGCGTTTAGCTCGAATCACGTTAACAGCTATCAGTAGGACACCAGCACTTATTGATTGCACACCCGCTTCAATTGTGGGAGCTGTAATGAACTGCGCAACTTTGGGACTGGAGCCTAATTTAATCGGACACGCCTATTTAGTTCCGTTCAAAAACAACCGTACTAAGCAAATGGAATGCCAGTTTCAGATTGGATATAAAGGACAGATTGATTTGATTCGGCGCACTGGTGATGTTTCTAAGATTTATGCTGAGACCGTCTACGAAAACGACTTGTTCATTTACATCAAAGGTGAGGACAAGCGTCTAGTCCATGTTCCTTTTGATATGCTGCACCACCTAGAGAACTTCACTCCGAGTAAGGATGATTTCATGGACATTATGATGGCTCAAGCTATCGGGGCCATTAAATCTAGGGGAGCAAATGATCAAGGGAAGCCAGTTCGTTACTATTCAGCTTATCGACTAAAAGATGGAGCTTTTGATTTTGTAACCATGACGGCCGAGCAATGCCATAAGCATGCTATGACGCATTCCGCTGCCAAGAAAGATGGGAAGCTGGTAGGTCCATGGAAAGACCACTTTGAGAGTATGTGCAAGAAAACCTGCATCAAGGAAATGGCGAAATACATGCCGATTAGCATCGAAGTGCAGGAGAAGCTCTTGACTGATGAGGCCGTTTTGAAGCTGCGAAAAGATAACGGAATTGAGTCAGACAACATTTTCGATGTAGATTACAAGGTCGTAGAAGACGATCAAGCTGAACCGGATGAAGAGGCAGCTGAGCAATGATAGAGCAATGGTTTCTACTCCCCGACATGTATCGAGTGCTTGAAGATACCGAGACGCTAAAGCGATTCGCAGCGGCATTCATGAGGAGGCACTATCCGGAATGGACTCCAATCAAGATAAAGCATTACAGAGTACTTGCACAAAAGGAAGGCGATAAAAATGAGCATGTTCAATGAAGTTCGAGCCGTTCCTAAACCTACATTTAAGCGAAGAGTTAAGAAACAAAAGGATCGCGGGAAGATTACTTCCAAAGTTCTCGATGAGGTGTGGGAACGGGATAAGGGCTGCTGCGTGCTTTGCAAGAAAAGTAGTAAGCAAGTATGGACATTAGAAGGGCACCACATCATCTTCCGAAGCCAAGGAGGAACTGGGGAACCATGGAACGTTGCACTGGCATGCGGTCCAGTTACTCAGTCAGGTACGTGCCACTGGAAGGCTCATAACACGCGAGCGGGTCGCTTAGCGTTTATTGAATACCAACAAAACACTCTCCTTCCTTTCTATCAGGGAGGAGCATCATAGCCGGGAGGAGTTGAGGGAAGTGGCTAGAGCAAGGAACATCAAACCAGGATTTTTTAAAAACGAGGACCTGTCTGATCTCAGTCCCCACACAAGATTATTGTTCATCGGTTTGTGGTGTTTAGCTGATCGTGAGGGGTTTTTAGAGGATAGACCAAAACGAATAAAGGGTGAGCTTTTCCCATATGAGAATGTCGAGGTAGACCAGTGCTTGCAGGAATTACATCGCGCTGGCTTTATCATCAGATACGAAGTGGATGGAGAGCGTTTCATTAGTATTCCAAAATTTAAGGACCATCAAAATCCTCATCATAGAGAAGCAGCGAGCAAAAAACCGAAGCCCGAAGTAGGTAAGGACAAGCCTAGGGCTGTGACCGACCAAGGTAAGGCACAGCCTCAGAACAGCCTAGGGCTTTCCTCGGAAATTCCGTGCCTAGGTAGTGACGAGCCTACTAAAAGCCGTGCTGATTCTCTGATTCCTGATTCCCTTAAACTGATTCCTGATACCACTACTGATTCCAAGGAACAGCATAAAAGTGTGGTGGTGGTAGGTGGTAGGAACCTACATGTATTTAACAGCGTGATTGACCAATATAAATACTATTTCAACTTTGACCCTAATCCAGTCATCATGCAGTTATTACATAGCTATCTTGATGACGGGTTACAGATGGACATGTTAGCTTGGGTAATGCGATATGCAGCCGAAAAAGGTAAGGCTTGGGATTACGCAAAAGGGACCCTTGAGAAGATGTTCGTTCAAGGGGTGCGGACTGCTGAACAAGCAGAGAAGGCTAATCAGGAGTTCCAACAACAGCAATCGCAAAAGGTTGTTCCTATTCGAGATAACAAGTTAAGAGTGGACAATCTCCCAGCATCTGTTCAGTGGCAAATGGAGCAAGAAAGGGCAGGGGCGTTCCAGTCCCGGGAATCACCGCGCTTATTACGTGATGACCCGGAATTAATGGGAATGCTGGATCGCATGAGACGGTCAAGGACAACAGGTAGCTAGACCACTGAATGTTACGACAGACGGGGCGTTTTACCGAATGAATTATCTGGGATAAGCTCGCCCATGGCTGCCAAATAGCTCATGAATATGGCGATAAACCCTTACATGCATGTCTGGAAAAATAAAGGCAACTTCTCCAGTAGCAAGTTGTAGTTTATCTGACGGCTGCTCAATAGCAAAGGGTATCTCCATAGATTGTAATGTTTCTTTCAAGTAACCCACTTCGGACCAAGACACCGAATAGTAAAACGACTTTTCCACGTGACCAACTCCTTCGTCATCATTATGCCACGAGGAGACTGGAACAAAAAAGATAGGAACAAAAGCTCAATTATGTTAAATCATTACTTTTACCAAAGTACGTAAAAACATTCCATATTCCAATAGCTAAAAAAAGGATACCGAGTAAGCCGTAATCCAGGCTAGTTATCATTAAATAAAGACCATTCAAGCAGATTACAATTGAAACTATTTTATGCAAAGTTATTTTTTTCATAATACTCACCTTTATACAGTATTTTACAAAAAAATGTATCACGAAATTTGTTTATTTACAAATTGCTCAGGGAGATAAGAGAGGGGTGACGAGGATTGAAAAAAGCAAACGTCCTATCGGTATCAGGTGGAAAAGACAGTGCTGCAATGTGGATTTACGCCGTAAAGGAGTTGGGTGTAGAAGTGCTGCCAGTCTTCGCAGACACAGGACATGAACACCCGTTGACATACGAATACCTAAACTACCTTGAACAGCAGCTCGGGCCGATTAAGCGGGTTAAGGCAGACTTCACAGAACGGATCGCAAAGAAGCGTCTTTATGTACAAAACCACTGGTCAAGGAAATTAACCTTAGATGTCGAGGGACATTGGTACACGGAACGACTAGAAGACGAAGAAACAGAACGAGAGCCAGCGCCGGAATGGGAACCGGAGGATAAAACAGTCGAAGGTTTAAAAATCAGAGATTGGATTTGGCAGCCGTTCCAGAAAGGAATGACTGAAACAGAGGCTGCCTCTGTGGTGGAACGTGCATTGACGGTACTTTACCCGACAGGGATACCATTCCTTGACCTATGCCTTTGGAAAGGACGCTTCCCATCGACAAAAGCGAGATTTTGCACTCAGTTCCTAAAGGTTGAGGTCATTCAGGAGCAAGTCTACGAACCATTATTGCTAGAAGGGTACGACATTGTGAGCTGGCAAGGTGTACGGGCAGAAGAGAGTCGGGCCCGCGCGAACCTGCCCGAACGTGAGGACGGGGAAGGCTTCTCGGTTTATAGGCCGCTGATTCACTGGAAGGTAGAGGATGTATTTGAAATGCATTGGCGTCATGGCATCGATCCGAATCCCTTATACAAGCTCGGAATGGGCCGTGTCGGATGCATGCCATGCATCAATTGCAGCAAAAGTGAGCTTTTTGAAATAGCCCGTAGGTTTCCAAAAGAAATTGCGCGGGTAGCTGAGTGGGAACAATTGGTCAAGTTGGCATCGAAACGCGGGGCGGCTTCCTTTTTCCCCACAGCTCACGGTCAAGGCAATGGAATCCACGAATGGGTGGACTGGTCCAAGACTTCATATGGTGGGAAGCAGCTTGATCTTGTCAAAGCAATTGAATTTGAAAACGTGCCAGCGTGCTCCAGCGCTTACGGCCTGTGCGAGTGAGGTGGCATCATGAGCAGGAAGTTTCACGAGTTTAGTTGCAAGTGTTGCGGAAACTTGGGCCGGGAGCTACGACGTGTCGACCTGAAACGCCAGTGCCCGTGGTCGATTATTGCACATTTGCAGTGCGATATGTGTAGTGTCAATTGGACGACATACATCCGTGACGAAAGTCGGATAACACCATACGATTTTCTGGATGAAGAAGCCGTGTGACGCTGGATACACAATGTGTAGGGAAGAGAGAAAGGTAAAATAAAAATGCCGGATTATTTTAACCGGCAGTCTGGGCATTGCGCTTGATGAATTTGTAGTGCTTCGTAATAAAGATAGGGTGGTGTTTCATCAAGTCTATGGAATTTGTCTTGATGACCGCATAGACGGTCGAATGCAAATAAATGCGCGAATATTTCTCCGTTATATGTTGGCTTCATAGGGCGGTTTGGATCATTATGATGTCCTAATTCGTGCAATAATGTAAACGCAAACCAATACTCGCTTTTTAGTAATCCAGACTCCATAAGGATAACAGGTGTATTTGGATAAAGTTGGAAAGTCTCTTTCGATCCATCGTTGTGAGTGAAGGTAAATGTTCCACCTTTATCATCTGTAACGTAACTGCCTCCTGCAATGTTTGGATTTTCCTCGGAAAGGCTAAGTTCTTCATCACAAGAGTAGATTGAGTAAATACCATTCCATTCAGAAATCGGTGCAACCATTTCTACCTTTTGGATAACTCCTTTTTTAAAGCGTTCTGCTAATCGACCTTGGATAGGGATACTGTGAATATTCATTCTATTCCCCCAATATTGTATTTATGCTCATTTTAAGGTGTTTACAATTTTTATACAACCTCTCTAGGTGTCTAAGACAAAGTTGTCTATAGAAAAGAGACAAAAAAATAGCCCCCAGCCGGGAGCCCCAAATGTTTGTTCGCATAAACATTATAACACGGGCTTGCCGCGAGGGGGAATTGGAAAGATGAGCGCACAGGTACAAGAGCAACTGTCATTTCTACAACCAGTCAATGAGAGAGAAGTCAGGAAGGCTGTTGTGAAGGAATTGAAATCATATAAAGCCCTCCGTGTTGCTGTTCAGAACAAGAGGGAGCAAGAGGAGAAGGGCATCGAGCAATTGTTCCCTCGGCTACAGCTTTCAGAGACACAGAATGAATTGAAAGCGAAGCAGATCGAGAGAGCTCTCGAGTACTCGCTCGATGAGGTAGAGCGTCAGATCATCGAAGAGAAGTATCTGAGCACGTCTAGGGTGAAGGACATCAATGTATATCTGGACTTAGGTCTGACAAAAGACCAATTCTACACAAAAAAGAAAGAGGCAATTATGCAAATTGCTACGGCACTCGGGATGATCTGAGTGTCGTTTTTTATGCATTTAACTGTCTAGTTACATTAGAGTGAGGAATAAAGCAACTGCCGGTTATTAATAAACCCCGATACCAGCTGATTATCGGGGCTAACTTTAATGTTATTTTTCCCAACTCAAATGTCACATTATATCTCTTGTTTTGGATCTTTTGATTCATACCTTAGCGTGTAGGATAATTCATCAGGCTTAAATCTACCATTATCCTTGATATTAAAGCGATTGACTTCAATTTCACAGTCATTATCAGGTAGTTGTATATAGGCATTATGTGGAACAGGTTTTGTTTTTATTTCTGGGTTTTTTGGAAGATAGAAGGTTAATATTTTGCGTCCAAATGTGAATCTAATCGATATTGGGTAATCGGAATTCGGATCTTCTGATTCCCATAATTCTAGTATTACTTTTGCAAAGCCATTTCCAGGCGGAGTAACTATGTCTAAGGTTAATGGAAAAATGTCTACTTTCCCTAATAACCAATCTGCTACATAAGGTAATTCATTTCTTTTTTCTTCTGGAAGTAACAACCATCCCATATGAGCCATTGTTTTACAAATATCTGCAGGCCTAAACATTGGAGCGTCATTAATCTTTAAAATTATTACTCCATCGTCTTTATCAATAATTTCAAATGTCTCCTCTTCTTCTTTTATTGAAAGATTAACCGTATTGGTACCAGTTTTCCCTTCAATAAATGACTCCTTACCACTTGGTTTGTACTTAGGAAACCCCTTCCTTTTCCGAGCACGTATGAAGACTCTATCAAGCATTAAATAATTTGCCATCTCGTTCTCATAATGACTAAAGTAATTTTCATTGCAAACATCACATTCACAATAAGTAAAAAGCGTACGATTTGCTAGAGCCGCGGGTATTACATGTGCTTCTTTCTGAAAAGAAACTTCTGGAGAGCTTTTCCCGCAAAAAATACAAGTTCTGTCCATCTTTGACCCTAGAAAAGTTTTATTAGAACCCGGGTCATCTAAATTATAGCAAAATGGCTTGCAAACAAATTTGTAACTAATTGTCCTCAACCCCTAGCTTTTAATTTCATTTTTTTCTAACTGTTAGTATTATATGACCAAATTCATTTTTATTAATCAACAAAAAAGACTTCTATAAATAGGAAATCTTTTTTGTTCTACACAGCTATTAACCTTCTTTAACTTATTACCAACTCAAATGTAAATTTACTAACTCTATTGTCACTGACCATTAACTGCCGACAAAATCCCGACAAAATACTGGACAAAACCCGGAAAAAATCAGGGATAAAAGGCAGGACGATTTGATATGTTGGAATCGGTAATCTTGAGTCAAGAGCAAGCGACATCGGCTCTTGGGAGATACCGCCTATCCCTTATCAATGGTGTACCTGAGCGAATCTATGGGTGATGACGCATGTGACCTTACGAGAGGGGGACATTCTGAGCCTGAACGCGCTAGTCTTGCGATGATCGTAGCAGGGAACATGCAATTTTTTTCGTTGTATGCACTGCTGCGGTTTTCAAGTTTGGGAACCCCTCTCGGAGCTTTGGAAAATCGCGATTACGCTGTTGGGATATACCGGACAGGGGATTTCTTGCGAGACTTACGGCTCCGGCCCTTCGCCCCTTGTCCAGTACCGCTCATCCTAATACGCATAATGAGTTAATACACCGATATCAAGAGGATATCGACAATAGAGAATCTCTACTTGCAAAAAAGAAGCCTATTCAATAGGCTTCTTCCAATTTGGTTCGAAGGTCCATATAACATCAATGGCGCAAACTTTTTCCTGATGTATTTTCCCGCATGTTGGACATTTCGCAGAGAATTTGTCCTTCCACGGGCTATCCCCTTCATATTCGATTGAGTAAGGGTGACCGCAATCACAGGTAGTTTTATATGCCATTTGAAACCTCCCATTGAAAATCAGTTCATTTGATACATTTTATTATTGGGGAGCTTTCAATTTGTTGCAAGAGGTTTGAAGAAATAGATTTTGAGTGTTCCTTTAGGACATCCTCAGCAAATTGGTCATGATGGGCTTTCCAACCACCACGATCTTTAATGATTTTTAGTTGTGCTGCACATTCGTATAGCCATTGCTGTGAATCTTGATCTCAATATTTTAGCTTTATTTAGCATTTAAGTAGGTATTTGTATCATTTGTCCGAGTGACTAAAATTATTTCCCGTCTAGGAAGTATTTTTAAATTCATCATAAAATGGAGGTGGGTGAAATGTAGTGCGCCAGTTTGTTGATTCAACAACAGGAGAAAAATACTACACCGAGGAAGTGCTTCGCCTGACGGACGAGATCGTAGAGGTTTTTCGTCCAGTAGGTCGAAGCTATAATTCGTCAAGATTAAAGCCAGCCAAAAGGCAAAGCGACGGCTCGGAAAGCTGTCACTCGAAGAGGCTGGTTTTTTAATATATTTGAAGGAATTTGTAGGGAATTGACTTTTTGGGTCGAATTATTCATAACAATGACAACTTAAGGAGTAATTCGAGGATGAAAGATATATTAAGCAAAGTTATCGAATTCCGAGATCAACGTAATTGGGCCCAATTTCACAATCCTAAAGATCTAGCTATCTCAATATCATTGGAAGCCAGTGAGCTACTAGAAAATTTTCAATGGAAGAGTAGTGAAGAGGCTGTAGAAAAGAATCATCAGAATATAAAGGACGAATTAGCTGATGTGATGATTTACTCACTTCTTATGTCAGATGCGTTAGGAATCGATATAGAGCAATGTATTCGAGAGAAAATAGCAAAAAACGAAGCTAAATATCCAGTAGATAAGGCTTTTGGTTCCAACAAAAAATACGACGAGTTGTAGGTGTAACTATGAATAGCGTAATTCTCCAGCCGGCCGGAAATGGCGATGCCAAACAACACTATATAGATACCATTACGAATCCTGTTAAACTCTCAAGAATGGCTCGATATTTGGAGGATGAACAAGTAGAGAGACTTAAAGAACTATATCCTGATCAATTGATACCTACTTGGGGAGTTACTCCAGGGAAAACCAATGGGAATATAAAAAAATGGAATAGGATTCAGACTGGGGATATAACATTGTTTTCGGGCAATGGAGGTATCTTCGCGTCTGCTGTCTCCACATATAAGCTACACAATAAAGAACTAGCCTTAGAACTTTGGGGCACAGATCCGAACGGGCAGACTTGGGAATACGTATATTTCTTAGATGAAGTAAAGCAACAAAGGATTAAGTATATTGATTTAAATAGGGTAGTTGGATATGAAGAGAATTACACAATCCGAGGCTTTAGCATCTTAGATGAAGAGAAAAGTATTCGAATATGTGAAGAATTTGATCTTCAGAGCGATACTCACTTTCCGGAAATTGGATTTGAGGAATATAAGAATGTAATTAAAAACTTTGATCCTAATAGACCACTGGATGCCAAGGGGAAAGCGATGGTCAGGACTGAACAGAGCTTTCTTAGAAAAGCCCTGTTCGGAGGTAAAAGTGTAGCGAACTGTGGGATTTGTGGTAGCACATACCCTGTTAACCTTTTAGTAGCAGCCCATATCAAAAAGAGATCGAAATGTTCCAATGATGAGAAACTCGATTTCGAAAACATTGTGATGCCTATGTGTAAGCTTGGGTGTGATGATTTATATGAAAAAGGGTACATAACTGTTCAGGACGGGAGGATCAAGTCAAATACCAAAAAAATTGTTACTCCGGTTTTGACAAACTATATTGAGCCGCTAGTAGATAAAGAATGTACTCACTGGAACGAAATCTCTAAGCCGTATTTTGAATGGCATTCGAAGTTCCATATCTAACTTTGTCATAAGGAAGTCACTTATGAATGAAAGGACTTTTTCAAGCTTACTCAGAGCATCGAAAGAGCGGGTGAATAGCTACATCAGTGGGCGGTGACAAAATACGTGAATCGGGTTACCACCGAAACTTTACTGTGTGTATAGAGGGAACAAAAATAGATAATCTGCTGAAGAAAAATAAAAGCACCCGTTCCTGAGACGGGTGCTTTTAGTAGTTAAAATTCCACTGCAAATCGTGGAGAATAAGTATTTCCAGATGGACGTGCAGAACTAATTTTTACTGTTGTAAATCCACGTATCTCGTCTCGCATTCGACACCAACCGAAGAATCGTGTTCCACCATCACGGAAAGAATATGGTTCAACCAATCTTTCCTGTCCTTCGTAGGTGATGTAAACCATTTCACGTTTAGCACCACAATCTTTTATTATTTGTACTACGCTCATCTTTTTCACCTCCAATCAGAAAGGGGATTAGGAAGTGTGGGTAAGATTATATCGATGAAAGTATCTCTTGATGATGAGCAAATAACCTGGACGCCACTGAATCGCCCACCACTGGATACTGCTGTAATAGTATTTTGTGAAGGCTGTAAGAAGAAACACCATCTGTTCCCTGTGTTTGACGAGGATACTAGTCAAATAGGATGGTGGTGGTGCTTTCTTCTAAACAAACCGTATCCAGTTGGAAAATGATGGGCTTCCTATTTTTACTTACGAAAAATTAGGTATAAAGTTTCGTTTTGAAAAGGAAAAAACTAAGGGGAGAATGAAGGGGAGAAGAGGGTTAGTCAAATAGTAACAGGAAATGCCCTCCTTTTGCCGAATGTTGTAAGGTGAGGGAGGTGAGAAAATGCTTGAGAAATTGATACAAGAAGGAGAGCATGTTCGTCAAACGTGCGCTCATGATGGAATGGTTGGCCAGTTTATGAATGGTGAGGATTATGAGAAATGGATTGCGAAATGCATTCTTTTTATGGAAAGAACATACCCTAAAGAGACGCTAACGCAAAGATTTCTTGATGCGAGTAAGAATGCTGTCGGACATAGTGTTAGTCACTATGATACGATGATTGGTATTTTAAAGGCTCTCCATGAATACGAAGGATAGTAGACTTGAAAAAGCACCTAGTGGGTGCTTTTTTCTTTTTGCAAAACAAACTCAATAGGTGGTGGTGATAATGTAGTGGCAAAGGCAAGAAGCCCTAACCGAGATCGAGCACTGCAAATATGGCTGGAATGTAACGGGGACATAAGTAATCGTGAGCTAGCTGAGAAATTGAATGAGAAGGAAAAGACGATTAGTAATTGGAAAAGCCGGGACCAGTGGAATGTAGTACTACAATCAGGTGAATGTAGTACTACAATAAAACGTGAGTCAAAAACTGGAGCGCCAAAAGGAAATAAGAACGCCGTTGGAAACAAGGGAGGGGCTGCGCCGATGCGCAATTCCAACGCTGTTACCCACGGCTTTTTTCGTAAGTTCTTCCCAGAAGAAACGTTGGAGATAATTGAGCAGCTTGAAACGCGCTCTCCGATAGACATACTTTGGGATAATATTGTGATTCAGTACACCGCTATTATCCGAGCGCAGAAGATTATGTACGTCCAAAGTAAAGACGAGATGATCAAGGAACTGAAAAAGCGAAAATTCGAGGTTGTAGACACCAGTACAAAAGACGAGAATTCATTCGAGCCAGTCGTAACAGAGGAGGAATACGAGTTTCAGTTTGCCTGGGACCGTCAAGCAACGTTCCTTAATGCTCAATCACGTGCCATGGTAACTCTACAATCTCTGATCCGACAATATGAGGATATGTGCAGCAAGGGGCTTGCGACAGAAGAGCAGCGGCTGCGAGTAGAAAAGCTGAAGCTAGAGGTTGGGAAACTGCAGTCGGGTGATGATGATCGACCAACAGAAGTGGTTGTAAAACGGTGGTCACAATGAAGGTAATCCATGTAGATCCCTTTGAGAGTTGGACGCCACATTGCAAGCAAGTCGAAGTCATGATGTGTGATGTACGAAACATCGTGATGAATTGCGGCCGGCGCGGCGGTAAAACAAATGTGGGTGCAAGAAAGTTTTTCGATAACGTCCTCTCAGACATAGAAAGAGGAAAGGGATTACCGTACAAGCCCCCACGCAACTTAAAAGTCATGAAGAAACCAAAACCTCGGCTGGAATACTGGTGTGTGTCACCTACTTACGCTATGTCCGAGATTCAGCAGGAAGAGTTGGCTGCGGTCATTCCAGAGGAAATGATCGAGAGTTGGGATGCATCTAAAAACCGTATCTGGCTTAAGGGTTGGGTGCTTATCCAGTTTAAATCTGCAGACAATCCGAAGACGCTTGTAGGTAAAGGGCTTGATGGTGTATGGCTTGATGAGGCTTCCAAAATGAAGGATCAGACTTGGAGTGGATATCTTTCTTATGCTCTCGCTGACAAAGGCGGCTGGAGTGTTTGGACGACCACGCCAGAGGGGATGAACTGGTTTTACCATGACATCGTGTTGAATGGGCAGCATACGCAGGCAGGTGGCCAATTGGACGAATATCGCAATGATCCAGAATGGCGAAATTTTTACTGGACGAGTAAGGATAATCCATTGCCTGAGTTGCAAAGGAATATTCAGCGCATGATTGAAACCATGCCGAAACGATATGTTGACCGGGAGATTTTCGCCCGGTTCGATGTGTTTTTTGGGCAGGTTTATGAGGAATTTGACCGATCAATACATGTTGTACCCCGCGCGTTTTGTGAGCAGAAGTTCAAAGATGGACATTTTGTTCATATTGAGGCGGGCAAGGACTGGGGCTTTACCAACCCCGGTGTTACTCTTGTCGGGGCAATGACTGCAAATGGTGAGTTGTGGATCGTGGATGCGATCTATAAGGCTCAGATGGAGATTCTTATTCCTGGTGATTCCAACTGCTGGGTGGCTCAAGACAAGGAGCTCATGAAGAAATGGAAGATCAAGGTATTTTGGTGTGACTCAGAGAACGCCAGCAACATTAAGACGTACCTGACCAATGGTTTGCCAGCCAAGGCAGCACAGAAGCACGTAAATGAAGGAATACGGGCTGTCTCCATTCTGTTCAAAGTGAAGAGTGACAACGGCAGGCCAAACATTTTCATTTCTGATCACTTGAAAGAAGTCATCCAAGAGTTGACCAACTATCGTTATCCAGAGGGAACTACTGGTGATAGTGCTGAGGTGCCTTTAAAAGAAAATGACCATGCAATGGATTCATTGCGGTACCTTGTTTGGAATAGTAAGGTATTCCGCCAGTTGTTAATTGGTCGTTTCAAAGTAATTCCTTGGAAAATTGCCGAAAAGGCTGGGTGAAGAGGGTGAAAAATCTTGCAAACAATGCTCCTAGAGCAGTTTTATGAAGAGAACAAAGCCAATAATTCATGGCGTTGGGTATCAGACCTGATAAAAAAGCATCAGACGAAGGACTACTCGCTTATGAGGAAGTATGTCGATGGAGACCAAGCCATTCTCCACAAACATGAAGAAAAGGGCAAACCGAATAACAAAATCGTCTTAAATTTTGCTCGAAAAATTATCGACTTCGGAACATCATACATTGCCAGTAATCCTATTCGCTATTCTTCCAATGAGGCAGGAGCAGACGTGGAAGAGTACGTTAAAAAGCTGCAAGCTGTCCTGATGGATAACGATGAAGAGAGCTTGTCTTACGATATTATCGAGGACGGTTCTATCGATGGAGAAGTATTCGAATACTACTACTTTGACGAGGATGGACAGATTTGCATTACTGAGTTCAAAGCAGACGAGTGTATCGCTGTGTATGACACAACGGTTAAAGCTAAGCTGATTGCGGTTATTCGGTACTATACGATGACGGATGTTAGCAGAAACACCAAAACTATGTTGGTTGAAGTATACGATGAAAACGAGATTACTTACCTCCGACAAGAAGGGACTGCATTTGTTCTAGATATGAGCAGGGAACAGAATCCCGTCTCGCATAACATCACTGTCCGCGTAAAGAACCAAGATGGTAAGTTTCAGCAGAAGCCCGTTGTCCCTTGGACGCACTACGTCAATCGGCGTCGGAAACATCAGCAAAACCGCGATGATGGGATGGTTGAGGGGATGGGCGATCTTTCAGACCTGAAGCAGCTTATGGACGCGATTAACAAGGCTGTCACTGGTAAGGTAGATGTGCAGGAATATTTCAAGAATCCGAAAGTCATTTTTGAAGATTTGGACCTGGATGATCTACTCCTGTATGACGCAGAAGGAGAACTCATCACGGATGTAGAGAAGAAAAAACAGTATCTCGCTAAGATGTGGTCAACCTCTCAAATCCTTGTAGGCAAAAAAGCCGTTCCGGTCACTTGGGACCTACAGGACACTCATGAGGAAAACACTATCAACCGATTGATCGAAACGATTCTTGACCAAACTGGAACACCTCACCTGCGACCTGACCAAGTGGGGACAGCTCCATCCGGAATTGCATTGAAGATCATCTTTTACCATGCCGACATTAAGGCGGGCATAAAGATGCGCCAGTATGGAAAAGGGTTTCGTAATCGAATTCGTATTCTTACTGGCATGCTGAATCGAAAATACAAAAAACAGTGGGATTATCAAGCTGTCGATGTGAAATTCAGTAAGAACATGCCAGTGAATGTGGTGGAAATGGTGGAGATCGTGACGAAACTGGTTGGTCAGTTGTCCCATGAGGAAAGGCTGGCGCTGCTGCCGTTTGTGGATGATCCGCGTGCATCTCGTGAAAAACTGCTTGAAGAACAAGACGAAGAGGCTGAACGCAGAATGAAGATACTCGACCCCGACGCATTGGAGGACAATGAGCCGACAGATGATGACGAGCCCCCTGACGATGAAAACAGTCCAGAAGGTGACGCTTCATGAGCAGAGAAGAACGGTACCAAGAAGAGCTAGAGGCACGGATCGCAAAGCATGGCAACAAAATAAAAAAGGCATTTACCAAAGCTAATAAAAAAATCGTGCAGGAAATAACTAGCCTCTATTCACGATACGCGGAAAGTGGCGAGAGCATTCAGTCCCTCATCCATAATGCAAATAGGCTTGAAGGCATTATGGGGGCTATCAACAACACTTTAGTAGCGCTAGGTTTAGAGGAAGAAACCCAATTAAGGATTGCTTGGGGAGAAGAGTACACAAACAGCATATTTCATCACTTATACTTCATCGAGGAAGAGCTGAAAATTGGGGTCAATATTCCTCAAATAAACGGTGGAATGGTGATGTCTGCGATTGAAACTCGTTGGACTGGAAGACCGTTTTCAAAGAGAATCCGTACAAGGGTTGATTTATTGTCAGCAGCAATGGAGGATGTGATAACTCAATCAGCTATCCAAGGGTGGGGCATCACACGGACAGCCAAAGAGATTACATTACGAACGGAAGAGAATTGGTCCAGTGCAGTTAGACTAGCTCGTACAGAATTAAACCGGGCTGCTGCCCAAGGGCAAACGATGGCCTATCAAGCAAATTCCGACATTGTGAGTGAAAAGGAATTTTGTGCCACGTTAGACAAGCGGACTTCTTCTGAGTGCCGCAAGCTGGACGGCAAAAGATATCCGCTTGATTATGATACAGCCGACAATCCAGGGCGTGAGGGTGAACGCATTCCTAATCACCCCAATTGCCGATCGTACTGGCGACCAGTAATGAAATCGAAGGTCTTGGAAAAGTTGGAACGCGAACGCTCTTACCGGATTGATCAGGAGAGAGGCTACACTTCAGCACGCACCTATAAAGAATGGGCAAAGGAAAAGGGACTGCCCGAGTAGCATCACGGAATCGTGGTGTTTTTTTATTGCCTGAAAGGAGGCGAGTTCGATGTGATCAAAATTCAAGCGTATCTGGACAACGGTGAAATGAAAATACATGCGGTGGGTCATGCCAATTATGCAGAGCATGGAAAGGACATTGTATGTGCTGGGGTTTCTACCATCATGCAAACCGCGTTGCTGGGGATTCAAGCAATAGCACAGCAATATCCTGAACATGTTTCACTTAAAATTCAAAACGAGGAAGGGGAAGGAACCAAATGAAAAAGCTCCAATCAAACTGGACCTTTAGGATGCAACGATTTAACGATGGTGGTGGTGCTGGTGACGGAGGGAATGGCGGTGGCCAAGGTGGACAGGCAGGGAATAACGGTGGTGGTACCGGGGCAGTTGCAGGCGCCAATGGGGGAGGTGGTCAAGCAGCTGCAGGTGGCGATAACGGAGGGGAAGGTAAACCTGCGGTAGCGTTTGGTTCTAGAGAGGAATACGATTCCGCACTACAAGGGGCAGTCAGTGATTTCCTCAAAGGCTTGGGCATTGAGAAAGCTGACGATCTGAAAGGGATTGTTGATTCCCATAAGCAAAAGCAAGAGGCTGAAAAAACTGCGGAACAAAAGCTGGCTGAGCGGGAAACCGACCTGAAAAACGCCAATGGCACCATCCAATCTCTCCGCATTGAAAATGCCTTCACCTTGGAGGCAATCAAACAAGGGGTCGACCCGGATAAACTGTCCGATGCCATACGTCTGGCTGATCTTTCTAAGGTCGAGGTGACGGATGCAGGCAAGGTTAAAAACATCGACAAACATGTTACTGAGTTAATCACTTCTAAACCATGGTTGAAGGCAGATGAAAAACCGCGGGGAACTACTCCTGGAGCAAAGCCACCAGCCAATCAAAAGTCTACCATTCCAAATATCTCAGACCTACGCAAATTGCAGCGCATCTAAAAGGGGGCAATCATTCATGAATAGCATGGCACTGGTAAAACAAGCACCACTTCATTTCGATTTGCAAAGATTCAATGAGGGAGTAACGTTCAGCAGCAGCCTTAGCGGATTGATTCCGGAAGAGACATCACAAGAGATCATCAAGGATGTAGTCCGCGGTTCGGCTATTTTGAAACTTTCCGAACTGGAACCAATGACAACAGCAACAAAAAAGATTCCAGTATTTCTAGATAAGCCTGGAGCTTACTGGGTAGGTGAGGGAGAACGTATCAAAACCTCGACAGCTTCCTGGACACAGGTTACATTGACCGCTAAGAAGCTGGCTGTCATCATTCCAATGACAAAGGAAGCGCTGGATCGCTCACGAATCGATGTGTTTGAAGAACTGAAGCCGTACATTGTTGAAGCATTCCATACTAAATTGGATGCAGCTACGATCATGGGGACGGAGTCTCCGTTTACTTCTAACATCTTGGGGGCAGCTATCAATGTGGGGAACTGCTTTACTCGCGGTTCTGTCGCGGGTCAGAATCTGGCCGATGATGTAAACAGTGTCATGGCACTGATTGAAGCCGATGACCAAGAGCCACGAGCGTTCGTTGGGCATACCGGATTAAAGACATCCTTGCGCGGATTGAAAAATAGCCAAGGTGATCCTCTTTACCTTTCATCTGTACGTGAAGGAGTAGCTGAAGATTCACTGTATTCGCTGCCGATTGAGTACAGCAGAAATGGTGCTTGGGACAAAACAAAAGCTGACCTGATTGCTGGTGACTTCAAAAAGGCCAAGACAGGCATTCTTAAAAATATTGAGTATGAAATCTTGCGTGAGGCGACTCTTCACTCCATTACTGGAGCAGATGGGAAGCCTCTTTCTCTTGCTGAGCAAGACATGGTTGCATTGAAGGCTACGTTCCAAGTTGCGTTCCTTGTAATCAAAGAAGGGGCATTTGCTGTCCTACGTCCTACCGGATTTGTACCAACACCTTAATTATTGAAAGGAGCTATCATTCATGAAAAAAACAAATGATCTACTGACAATCACTGGTGGTAAGGACAAGAAAAAAATAAAAGTGACGCGGAAAGCATTTGAAGTCGTGTACGAACCATTGGGATATAAGCTGGAAGATGACCCTGCGGCAGATGAAGAGACACTGGTGAATACCGATGGCAATTCTGACAAGTAATGAGCTGATCGGTTTTTATGCTGAATTTGCTTCGTGGGAACTATGTCGTCTTGATCCAGTCATTCTACGGGCGAATGTTTATGTGGAGGGACAGGTGAACATACCAAATCCTGTCCCTGATGAATTAAAGCTGGCTGTCGCTATGGTGATTAAAGACATGGCCCAAGATCGACGATTGAGCAGTACCAAGCAAGGGGATTATCAGGAGACGTTTTCCTATGTGAGCAATGATCCAAAAGTCGAAGGTATCCTCAAAAAATATAGCAAGAACAGGGGGCAGAAGCTGTGGATGATCTAACCGAATACAAGCGGCTTCTGTGCCACTCTTTTACCCTTCTGGATGTCGGGGGGGAACCTGACCCTTTCACTGGGGGAGAAGACCGCTCAGAATGGCTTCCTGTTGTTCGAAAAGTGCCTTGCAGGGTGTCCGGTTCCCCCGGTCGCATTCAGCAGCTTACAGGGCGACAGGCTACGCATCAGGACTTTCTCATGCACACCTTGTATGCAGATTTGAAAGCAGGCATGCGGCTCAAGATTGAGCAACCTGAATTTGCTGGCAACCTGTATAAAGTCAGTCTCCCTTATCCTGTTTATGGAGCTGAAAGCTTGCATCACTATGAAGTCTTACTCACCATGATCGATCCTGCTACGGGAGAGGAACCTGAAATTTGATGGCACGGGTCAACAAAAAAGATTTAGAAAAATTGTATCTCCACTTAAAAAAACGAAGTAAAACCGAAGTTAAGGCAGCAATGGAAAACGTGTCTCGGAAAGCTGGCTTTCAGGTGTTGCGGGGTGCTCAAGATCGCGTCCCAGTTGATCAGGGACTATTGAGATCGTCATTGTCCGTGGGTGATCAAAACAACATGTTTAACTTGGCGTTACAAGGTAGTCGTGTGGAAATCACTGTCGGTAGCAACCTGGAATATGCTCGATATGTTGAAGAAGGGTACACCCAAAAAGCTGGTCAATTCATACCAGGTTACTGGAGAAAAGGAATTTTCAAATATGATCCAGCAGCCTATAAAAAATATCTTTCTGAAAAGAGCGCGGGGAATAATCCAAATTTGTTTGACTTCGGAATGGTTTTGACTGGAAAACGTATTCCCGGAGTACACTATCTATCCAGATCAAGAGTAGAAGTAGACTCAATCATAAATGAATTGGTGAATGAGGAACTGACTGAATTAGCAAGGAGGCTGTTTCCAGATGGGTGATGATGTGCTGTCTGTACGACACTGGCTATTTTCTTTGACAGGTATCCAAACAGAGAACCTTTCTGTACCCAAGGACTTTAAACGGCCCATGTGGTTTGTTGAAGAGCCATTTCGTATTTCGGAACCACGGCGTGCTGATGCCTACCGAGAGAAAGGGACGATGAATTTTGTTCTGATGGCAAAGGATATAGACCAACTTACGAGGTTATCTTTGGCTGTCAGGCAAGACCTTGCGGATCGGAGCTGGATTCTTCCACTCTACAGCCCGGACAAGAAGCAAGTGGGATACCTGCGAGAGTGTCGTTTGACCATGAGCAAGCCTGATAACCTAGATCGATCATTTGAGCTGAAATACACTGTTTATATCCCTTATACTCCGGTGGTTTACGACCCGTTAGAAGTGATTCATAGCAGTTACGATGAATCATTGAGGAAAGGAGGTAAGCCTCATGTCTCGCAAACAGGAGCAAGAAAAACCAACTTATAAAAAAGAGCAAATCTTGAAGGTAGCAGAGCAAAAGTTCGGGTTAAACCGAGCCGAAGCCATTGCTACCTTTTTTGATGCACCAGACGAAATGACGGTCGATCAGGCAGAGGAATTCGTGAAGAAATTCAAGGAAAGGACGGTGAAGTAAATGGCCGGACAATATCAGTTGGGAGAAAACAAGGTCTTATCCGGTGTCTACTCCTTTTTGAAGTCATTCATCAAAGAGCAAACGACAATCGGCAATCGTGGAAAGCTTGCATTACCAATCGTCGCGGATTGGGGCCCAATCGGGGAATTTGTAACAGTCCGATCCAAGGTTTCCGCAGAGAAAATCTTCGGAGTCACAGAAGCGTTTCATTTAATTTGGGCAGCTAACCCTCATCCAACAGAAGTCTTGCTCTACCGCGTGGCAGGGGATAAAGCGGCCGTCGCAAGTGTGACTTTGAAGAGTGCTGCAACCGAAGTTCTACTTGTGGAAGCCAAGTACAAAGGCGAGGCAGGCAACAATTTGAAAGTCGTGGTGCAGCCAAGCTTGTTGGATGCTACCAAAACAGAGTTGTTGATCTATCGGGGAGCGGAGCTGGTGGACAGTCGGGCAGCGAAAACGGTGGATGCGCTGGTTCAGGCTTTCAGTGATAGCGAGTTTGTTGTCTTAAAAAAGATAGCTGATACGCTTCCCGAAGCCACAGCAGGTGTAAACCTGACTGGAGGTAACAGTGGAACCAGTGTGGAGGCAATAAAATACACGGCATATCAAAATGCGCTTGCGACTCAGAAAGGCAAGTACGGTGTATTTACTCTTGGAATTGCTGATCCTGCCCTAAATGCGGCAGCAGAAGACTGGACTAAACAGCAAAATGCGCTAGGTAATTTCATCAAGTTTGTTTTCGGCGGCGATGAAACAAGGGATAAAAATAAGCAAACCATCATGAAGGCGTCTACAGATGTGAACCACATGGCTGTGGTCAATGTAGGAAGTGGAGCACGTTGGAAAGGCAACACCTATGCGAGTTCAAAAGTGGCCATTTACATTGCGTCCCTGATGGCTTCTCTGCCTCTTAATTACACGATGGCATTGTACATTACCCCGTTCGAATCCTTAACGCATGAGTGGGACCCAGATACGGACTTAATCGAAATGGTGCAAGCTGGTGTACTTATGCTGAACATGGACAATCGGCAGGTTATCATTCAGGAGCCTGTAAATACCCTGACTATTCCGGGGCCTGATCAGTCAAAAGATTATGGGAAAATTCGGGTGGCTGACACTTTCCACACCATTCTCCATGCAGAAGAGGAGGCAGGCAAGGAGTGGATTCGTCAACAGCCAAACAGCAACAGCCCTGCCCGCCGCGCTGCCTTTTGCCAGATGATGAAGCAAGAGGTTTTCAGGCCCCTTGCCACGCTGGAAGTGATCGCGAATGATTATGAGTTTATCGAAGACCCGGATTATCACGGGGAGGACCCGATTTACACGCCTGCTCGTAATGCAGGCCATTTCATTGCTGGCTTCCGCCATCAAGATGCGCTCGAAAAAATTTATATCTACAACAAATCGAAGTGAGGTGATACAGCATGAAAGAAACGTATTCCGGTACTCATGGGCATTTTTACGACCAGAATGGAAGGGAACTCCCCGAGTGTATTGGCTTCGAGCTCACTGAGGAATTTGAGAAGGGAGAAAGTAAGAGGGCTGGGAAGCTTCGGAAAAGACATCGTGTGCTGGCATCATCTGTTAGCATGACAGCTACATTTGAGCGTACATCGGATATCCAGCAACTCATCATGGAAATCGCATCAAACCCCGCAAAGAAAGTGAATTTCATTGGGGAACTCGACGACAAAGTTGCTGGTAAGTATCGAGTTGCAGTGACTGGCTTTTGCCCTGACTCACTGTCATTAGCAAAATGGAGCCACGGTGAACTAGATGAAGATACATCCCTGGAAGGTACAGTTGACGACTATGAGTTTATTTAAAAAAACTAAGGCTTATCCCAAGGAGGAATTTTGAATGAGTCAGTTTTTGACGATGGAAGACTTTTTGAGCATGAATACTGATGAAGTTGTAAAAGACGTATGGGATTGGAAAAAGAAGGGCGTCAAACTGCCGATCCGATCGGTTTCCGGTGAAGTTTATTTCAGAGCACGCAAGGCAGCGTTGAAAGTCTCTATATCCGGTAAGAAGAGTAAAGCGGAGCGGAAAGTTGAATTTGATGACTTGCGTTTGAAAGCGGAAATCATCATTGCAGGTATCGACACCGATCGTACAGATTTCCGCATCGATTCTCAACAAGTGCTTGCGAAGTTCGGTAAGATTGCTGCTGTTGATGTAGTCCCTTGCCTTTTCAGCCCGAATGAAATTGATGCACTTCATGAGGCCATCTCTAAGATCAGCGATTTCACGGATGATGAGGAGGCTGAGGAAGAGGTAAAAAACTCATAAAAGAGAGTCCTGAGTTGGCTCTCTTTTCTTATATCTGGCAGGAAAAAAACAAGCTGCCATCTGAAATTCTCAGCTTACCAGAACGGGAAAAACAATTTGTTTTGATATCGACTGCGATGGAGATCGAAAGAAAAGCGCAAGAGGCCAAGAAATTAGCGCAGCCTAAAGGAAAACGCGGAAGAGGAAGGAGGAGATAGCAAATGGCAGCGACAACAACTCTTGCATTTGAAGACAAGATAAGTCGGCAACTCACTTCTCTCCTGCGTTTGCTCGGCAAAACCCTAGATGCTTTCGATGATGTGGAAGATGCCGCAAGTGATGTGGAAGATGCGATTGAAAACATGGATGACGGCGCAATCAGGGAAATGGAACGTGCCTTGGATGACGCTTATGAGCAAGCAACAAGACTATCCCGGGAACTTTCTGATGTAGATCAAGAAGCCAGTTCCGTTGATGGTAAAGGGGCTTCAAGGCTGGAAAGAGCCCTCCGTGAAGCTGCAAAAGCTGGTGATGAAGCAGCAGCATCACTTGAGCATGTAGATGCCGTAGCAGGACACCTTGAGGAAATTGGCGGGCTGGCAACAGCGGGGGGTGCGATCGTTACAGCAGGATTGTCTACGGCTGCTATTGCCGCACATGACATGGATCAAGCTCTTGGTATTCTTCAGGCGAATGTAGGTGCTACTGATGCTGAGATGTCAAGCCTGTCAGAAAGCGCCAAAGGGGTATTCGCATCAGGTTTGGTAGAAACACCAATGGAAGCAGCAGAGGCCTACGGACGGCTCCGGCAATTACTTGAGGGGACAGATGAACAGATTGGAGAAGTGGCCGAAGGAGCTCTGGCCCTTGAAAAGGCTTCTTTCGGTAATCTCGATCAAGCAAGCATTGCAAAAGCTTTGGATGTGATGCAAGGGCAATGGGCTACTGACCCAATTAAAGGATTGAACATGATTACAGCTGCTTACCAACGAGTGGGTGACAAGGCAGATGATTTGCTCGATACAATCTGGGAATACTCACCACAATTCGCGGAGGCAGGTATCAGTGCTGAAAAAATGATGGGGATGTTCGTTGCAGGAGCTGAAAAGGCATTTAATTTTGACAAGCTGGGAGATGCGTTCAAAGAGTCGTTCGGTATTCGATTGAACAAAGCGCTGGATGAGAAAGCCTTGGGCGCTCTTGAAGGTATTTTCGGTGAGGATAAACTGTTCAAAATGCTCGATCAGATTAAAGCCGGTGGAAAAGAAGCAGAAAATGCGATCATGACGATTACAGCAGGGATTGCTTCTATCAAGGATCAGAAGTTACAAGATGACGTCTTGGGAAACGTCTTTGGAACTCAGTATGAAGATGTTGGACGGAAGGCTTTAATGTCCATGCTTAATGCTGGTCCACTTGAAGATTTTGCAGGAAAAACAACTGAAATAGTTGGCCAAGTTTCGAATGAATGGCAAGCGATGGCAAACGAAATGAAGCTAGCAATTGATCCGATAGGTGACTCCGTATTAGAAGTGGCAAAACCAATTGTTGGTCTTCTTGCGAAAATTGCAAAGGGGATTGGGTCATTTACAAAAGAGCATCCGTTCATCACGAAGGTGGCAGTTTCATTTTTGATGGTAATGGCTGCCCTAGCTTTATTGGTGGGACCATTAATCTTTTTGGCTGGAATATGGATGCCTGTATCAGCAGGCTTTGCAGCAATGTCAGGTGCGATGGCTGGATTTGGCATAGCGTCGATAAGTGCTTTGTGGCCCATTCTTCTTGTAATAGCTGCGATAATAGCTTTAATAGCAATTGGCTGGTGGCTCTACGAAAATTGGGATATGGTCAGTGCTTATCTAGTAGCAGGCTGGGAATGGGTTAAAAATGCGGGGATAGCAGTTTGGGATGGAATTACAGCATATTTCAAAATGCAATTTGAATTCTGGAAAGGTCTGTTCACAGCATTTATTCAGTTCCTCACAGGTGACTGGTCGGGGGCTTGGGAGACAATAAAGGAAACTTTTTTCAACGCCTTTACTACGATCGACGGCTGGTTTGATGGGTGGATAAGTGGCTTGTTTGATAGCGGCAAAAAAATCATACTGACAATCGTTGACGGGATCTTATCTGTTAAGGACGAAGTAGCAAATGCTATTGCCAGTGCATTAGAATGGGCTGATCAATTCTTACCACATTCTGATGCTGAGCTGGGTCCTTTTTCTCGCCTTACAGATAGTGGGATGGCTATTCCTGAGACTATGGCAATGGGTGTTGAAGCGTCAAGTGACTCATTAGTTTCAGCTTTGGATGGTACTTTTAGTCAGGTTCCAAGTTATACACCTTCTATAGCAAGTGGAACTCAGGCACAGTATACAAGTCCAAGTGGGCAGCCAACTTCTTTTTATATAGACTTCCGTCCCACTATTCAATTGACTGGGCAATCAACAATAGAGAATTCTGAGGAAGAATTAGAGAGCTTATGTGAGAAGATGGCTGATTTGCTTGCAGAAAAAATCGGACACGTATTAGCTGGTACAGGTTCTATCGTGCTTGAATAAGAGGAAATATATTCTCATACCGAAGCTTTCACGTGTTATAATCTTCCATATACAACAGAAGCGGCTCCTCAAGGGTGGTCGGCTCATCTCCCATGTCGGAAACGGGGGGAGGTGACGCCTGTGACAGTGTTCCAAGCATTGACGTTGATGATTTCATTCGCAATGCTCGTGGTAGCGATCCTGTCTTTCCCCAAAAAGAAATAGACCTCCCTTGGGTCCAAATCCGGAGAGGTCTATCTCTAGTTAATCCTTGAGCCGCCCCCATGTAGGGAACGTCTGTTGTATAGGCCGTAGGTGCTGGAACACCTGCGGTCATTTTTAGTGTAATCCAGTTATATAACTTATATTACTGGATTTTTTCCATTACAGCAATTGTCAATCAAGAATAGGCGTTTCCACTTAAAAAGCCTAGGAGATTAATAAAGTAGAAGCACACTCAAACGGGTGTGCTTTTTATGTTGAGAGGAGAGATATAGAAACAAGTGAAATACAAGCACCTTGAGTTCTGGTTAGCCTGGAACAATAACGTTGAAAAGCTTCGTCTTCCTGTCATTCCACCCAAAATAGCAGTAAAGATCGGGCACAGCTACATCGATATTGAACTTGTCGCCATAGGAGAGGCGACTATCATCGGAGAGCCAACCTTGGAAGAGTATTCTTTTTCTACCTTTTGGCCTAAAACATATGATCCGGGACTGTGCGATTATGATGGTTTTCCATCCCCAGAGGAGTTCGTGGAAACCATGAAACGTTGGAAAAACTCAGGGTATCCAATTCGTTTTACCGTCACAGGTAGCGAAATCAATGCTGCTGTTACCATACGTGATTTTTCCTATGAATGGGACGGGTTTGACGTGGATTTTAAACTGGTGCTAAAAGAGTATCGATTCGTGACCGTGGAGTCCGCCGATGTTAATATCCAGTTCCAAACGACAGGCAAAGGAAAGCGTCCAGATACACGAAAAGCCAAGGTATCCGCGACCAAGAAAAAAGGCGAAAAAGAATCGTTGGTTGATAAGTACAATTCGCGACGATAAAGCAGAGCGGGAGGGGGAGACGGGTGCTACCAAAACATCATTACGAAGTTCGATTTCAAAAGCCAGGCAGTAAGGCATTTCGCCTTCCCTTTTCAGAGGCAACATGGTCCGGAAGCCGTCAGGAGGCAAAACGAACCCTAGCAGTTAAGACAAATAATGGACGTGATCGATTCTGGCCTGATGTCAACGTGGAAGAAGGCGACCTGATGGAGTTGATTTCCTACTATTCGGGGTCTCCACATTCTCTGTTTACTGGTATGGTTGTGGATTTGGGGAAGACGGCAAAGGGAGATGTTAATCTGGTTGCCTATGACTTCGGCTTTTATTTACTCAATAACGATGTAGCCGTGGTGTTTACAGGCGGAGCTGCCGATCAACTTTTAAGTCAGATTTTTGCACAGCATGGTATTCCCGTAGGTGGTATCGGAGCGATGCCCCCCGTGGAAAAGCAGGTTATACGCGGGAAAAGCGTATGGGATGCAGTAGTGGATGTACTCAACCAAGTGTACCGCGCCACTGGCATTCGTTACTGGTGTTGGATTGAGCAGGGGAAGGTATACGTGGGAACGCAACGGGGACAATCAATACAGTGGAAGATACAACAGGGAAGGAACTTGTTGAATGCGGAGCGCAAGCGATCAATCGCTGATATGCGAACAGTTGTAAGGGTGATCGGGAGCGACACGGATTACCTCTCAGTACTTCATGACGAAGTAGACGCTGCCAAAGCCAACCGGTATGGTCATCTGGTAAAAGTGATACAAATACAGGACGAGGATCGAGGTAATGAGATCGCTGTTGCCAAGCAAGAGTTACAGAATCTAAGCCGGGTCAAGGTGCAGGCGTCTGTTACATCTTTGGGAATTGATGACGTTATTGCCGGGACAAAGATTCAGGTGTATGAAGAGATCACCAAGCTTAACGGTGTGTTTACTGTTTTTGGTGATAGTCATACGATACGGCCTGGTTATCACGAAATGAAACTGGATTTACAGATGGAGGTGAACGGAAGGTGAATGGTTTTCAAAAGCTTGCGCATGTACTTGGTGCCAATCAAAACCAAGGAGCTGGTGGGGCAGATCCACCCCCTAAAGACGTACGGATTGAGTTGGCAACCGTTATTAAGCCTCCACCCGATCTGAAAATCTTGATAGATGGCATGACAGAACCAATCGGGAAGGAGTTTATTACCGTCTTAGAACATTTGACGAGACATACACGAGTTGTCACGATTACCCATCAAGAAAAAGCAGAGCGTGATCTGGGGGACATGAAGAAGGAAGATTATTTAGATACGGATGACTTGGCTGCGCCGTTTACCTCGTTTAAGCATAACTATGTGCTATTGCAATTTGAGGACGTTTTGAAGTTAAACGATAAAGTACATGTGATATCAGTAGGTTCTGCCTACTACATCATAGATCGGGTGAAGCGGCCATGAGTATTTTTCCAATCTTTCCGGTGGAAGATGAGACTCCCGAACATGAGCGGCGCCCCATCCCAAATGTTCTTAGGACATATAAGTATGACTTTGAAGCTGGGCAGTTTGTAGTACGACCTGATGGAAAGTCAGTCATGATTGTGGGTGAAGAGGCCTTGCTACAAAACGCGACAAAGGCTCTTCTTACAGATCGCTATACTTTCGATATTTACTCATCTGATTATGGTCATGAGTTGAAAGCGTTGATCAGAAGTGATGGAACGAGGGAGTGGAAGCAAGCGGAGGCTAAGCGTTTGGTTCGCGAAGCTTTGGAGTATTTGTTCGGGATAGAACGTTGTGAAAAATTTTCATTTGAGTGGGTAGGTAACATATTGAAAATATTCTTCTTGATGGTTACTGAGGAAGGGGTGCTGGAGATGGTGATCGATGTCTGAAATTGATCTAAGCTTCCTGGAAGGTTCGAGTTTCGGAGAGATATTATATGAGATGCTTCTCACTGTTCCCGAAGACTTGGACAGAAGTGAAGGCTCGATTATATACGATGCTCTGGCTCCGATTGCAAAAGCACTTTTTAAACATCAAACGGAACGAGGCAAGATCATCGAACAAGCTTTTGCTGTAACGGCAACAAGAAAGTACCTTGAATTAATGGCCATCGATTACGGGTTAGCGATGGATAAAAACGAACCAACAGAGGACTTGCGTAATCGGGTATTGCGGCATAAACGTAATCCTGAGCGTGGTGGAGCGTTATCCGACTATGAACGCTGGGCACACTCCATACCAGGCGTAAACTACGTGAGAGGTCTTAATCTGATACGAGGGATCGGCACTGTTGACTTGGTAGTCGGTGGTACGATCCCTAATTTATTGGAGACGGTTCAGGAAGTAATTGATCGTAAAAAGACTCCGGGTCTTGATGTAATTGTTCGTCTCGTTAGTAGACAGACTGTGCCCATTGAGGTTGCTGTAACAGGTCTGGACAAAGAAAAAGCCCGACAAGCCATTTTGACCTACACCAGTTCCATTGGGGTAGGGGGGACCTTATTTCTCGCTCAGATTTTTGCCGCGTTGGTTGGTGCTGGTGCTACAGATGCGAAGATACTGTTGCCAACATCTAGCGTCACGCTTAGAGCAGATGCACAGATTGATCCGGTGGTGACGATCATATGAGCGTTGAGCAAGTAAATGCGCTGATGGCTGAATTGCCGGGCTACTACAAAAAAAGCCGGCACATGCGTGCAATTATGGATGCAGTGTCGGACTACCTGCCAGTGGATAGCGACATCTGGAAGGCATTTTTCCTTCATCTCATGTACGAGCCCTCATTGGAACTTTGGAGACGCGAGTTGGACGCTGCAGATGATGAGGATTTGCTGGCAAAGCTTAGAGCCAATGGCAGGATGACGGTTGAATCCATTCTGGCACAAGGATTTGGTTTACAAGAGTCTTATCGACTTATGCCGGAAGCAGGCTTGGAACTCTCTGAATTCGGAGTTATGGCGGATGGTTGGGAGTTTGCGCCGTTAACTTCTGTCATCTATACCACCCCAGAGACTCTTTCAGTAGCACGTGGCATCGTCAAGTTGATGGGGATGGCTGGTTTTCGTTATTTGTTTTCAGTTGCTCTGGCTCATAAAGTCGAGTACGAACGCGGATCAGCGAGTAATAGCATAGCGAGGCATAGAGATATTCATATCGTTGATCGTTGGGATGATTTATTGAGCGGTAAGGAAAAAATGACGACTCACTCGTTGCAGCAGCATTCGCTTCATAAAACGAACCATGACCGCAGGAGCTGGTGGTCACCAAATGTTTTTTTTACAGACGAGCTGACATTTGCTGATGAGGTATTCCGCGTGCAGCAATCAAAGGTTACGAAAACGACTTAGGGGGTGTAGCAGTTGGCATCAAAAACAAGTGATGTAAAAGGCATGAAAACGTATCAAGCTTTCAAGCTATTCAAGGACGGGAATGTGTTTATCGCAGTGGGGAAAACGTCGCCATGGAATCCTGAAACCCCTGAGAAAATACCGGATGTTTCCTATGGTCAGACGATTACAGAGATTGTTGCCTTGAAGCGGGCTGAACAAGTAAAGTTCGTCACGCCTGATGATACAAACGGAACGATCGAGCAGTTTGGTCAGAAATGGCGCATTATAGATGAGGCAGAAGCACGGGATACTGACTGCCGCTGGGTATATGTGCAGGCGTGGCTTCGTTATGATGAGTTTCCAATCTGCACGTATCGTCAAACAGGTGTGTACGCAGGTACGGTGCTGGTGGACGGGGTACCAATCAATTTACAGGTGGCTAAGCCGGAGCAGGTGGTAGACTACGGTTTTCTACTTACTGTTACGAATCAATCACCTATTGCACGCGAGGTAACACATCGGGAAAACATTGAATACATCTTGGAGCTGTAAAGGAGGGTAACGATGGCAAAGGAAATATTAAACCGATTTGATCCTACGAACAGATGGAAGTCCGTTGATTTCGTTGGTGGACGACGTGTTCAGACTGCCGAGCTAAACGAGATACAGGCCATGTCGCTCTATCGCGATAAGCAAATAGGGGACGTTATCTTCGGCTCCGGGCACATTTTAGAAGGTGGCCAGCTCTATATCAACAAAGAAAAAACACTCGTAATCGTATCAGCAGCGCGGGTATATCTGGGTGGAATCATCCACGATATTCCGGAAACAACTGTAGCGATCAAAGGGGCTGGAGAGGAAAGCATTGGGTTACGCGTCAATCCACATACAATCACATACGAAGACGACCCAACCCTGTATGATCCAGCGGTTGGGTTTTCTAATTATGGGATGCCTGGTGCTCAGCGCACTGTCTTTGATCCAAAGTGGGTAGTGGATGATCCGGAAGCAACACACATGTACCGGCTGGTGAACGGGGAGCTCATTACATCAAAATTGCCACCGGAGTTGGAGGGCTTAACCCCGATTCTGGCTCGTCGTAGCTATGATACAAACGGATCATTTCTGGTATCAGGGATGGATGGTTTTATTGAAAAGAAGGATGCTGAGAACGTGACACTAGTCATCGATGCTGGTCGAGCGTATGTGTTGGGCTACCAGATAGATAAGCTAGTTCCCTTGAGGCTTACCATCCCCAAAGCTCTTGATACGCGTGTGGTTGTAAACGAAACAAAGACGTATCAATCAGGCACGTCTGTTTACCCCTTAAATTCAAAGCCAGTAAAAGCCATACAAACGGTAACAGCAACCGTGGAAAGAACAGAGACAATTACACGCGGGAATGTTGCTGGCACTTCTGACCTTCTTCCAAGGACGCCAGTTGTTGATATCGTATCAGCTACTGCTGGAAGCACTACGTATACAAAAGGCACTGATTTTCAGCTTTCCGGCGACTCCGTAGATTGGTCATTAGCAGGTGCAGAACCTGCAGGTGGGTCATCGTATACAGTTACCTATCGATATATAAAAGTCATGGTAATTGGTACAGATGTAAGGTTGGAAAATAACGGCGTAAGGTGGCTTAGCGGTGATAAGCCGGTGCCAAACACAACCTTTCAGACAACCTACGAGTTTTATCTTGGTCGAAAGGATGTATACTACCTCACCTACCAGGGAGAAGTAAAAGTCATACAGGGACAATCAGATATGTTTCCCTACCCACCATCGTCACCGCCAGATGTCTTGGAGCTGGGGGAACTTTATCTACCGCCGAACAGCAACTCTGTGATCGTAACGAACCGCAAGCCTAAACGTTTGACGATGCTCGAGCTGCGTTCTCTCCTTGATCGGCTGGAACGTGCTGAGTACAACCAAGCTGTTGCGGACCTTGATCGGCAGGCACAAAACTCTGATCCGTCTCTGGTGAAAAAGGGTGTTTTCACGGACAATTTTACGAATTTCGAACGATCGGACGTTACTCATCCTGCATTTGACGCAATGATTAACCCGCGTGAAAAGACGCTACAGTTGCCAGTAGAGAATAGTTTTGTAGAGATGCAAGCGAATCATGCTGCTTCTACGGTTCGATTCCATGAAAGATTGATCACGCTACCCTATTCCGAAGAGGTGTTGATCGACCAGCCATTTGCTACTGAGACTATGAACGTTAACCCGTATCAAGTGTTTGGTAATCTGGCAACCATCCGCCTTACTCCATCACACGATACTTGGGTGGAGACTTCGACAGTTACAAATGCTGTTTGGGGCTGGTGGTCGGATTGGAGAACGGCTGGAAATACTCGGACAGAAACAAGGGTTATTTTGGACGAACAGGTTCCATTTATCCGACAACGGGAGGTAACGGTGATCGGCGAAGGGTTTGAGCCACACAGTGACAATATAAAAGCCACGTTTGATGGACTACCAGTGAATCTTACTCCGTTGTCTGGATCAGTATCGGGGACTCAACCAAATACGATTAGGGCAAATGCTCAAGGGCGGTTTACATGCAAATTTATGATTCCTGCTGGGGTACGGTCAGGGACGCGAGAAGTTTACTTTTGGAATGAGGTGTAGAGCATGGCTGTAAAACAAAACGAAGCAAAAGCGTCCTATGTTGGGGTTGGGCGGAAACAAGTAGTGGAGCAGACATTCTGGCAGATTCCGTCCTGGCGATTAACAGATCCACTTGCCCAAACTTTTATTCTCACTGAGGAGCGGTTTGTGACTTCTGTTGACCTTTACTTTGGCACGAAAGACCCTGTTGCTGACCTGACAGTGCAGTTGCGTACAGTAGTAAACGGCTACCCTTCTATGACAATTCTATCCTCAGTGGCAATCAACTCGTCTCAAGTGATTGTTTCAAATGACGGTAGTAGAGCTACAAGGGTAAGGTTCCCGGAACCAGTCCTGATACAGGCAAACACGGAGCATGCCATCGTGCTTCTGACTCCTTCGAGCCAGTATCGAGCGTATGTGGTCCGAATGAGTGCAAAAGACCTTAATACAGATCGAATCGTATCACGCCAGCCATATGACGTGGGTGTACTGTTTTCAAGCTCCAACGGTTCGGCATGGACAGCACACCAAGACTCCGATTTAAAGTTTAAGCTTTACGGAGCAAAATTCATGAACGACGCAAAACTCCAATTTAATCCGGTGTCTGCCAACCAAGTGACTCAACTTGTCCTTTCAGCAAGTCAACTTGTACCTCGAAATTCGGCGCTGTTGTGGCAATACTCCATAGATGAGCAAAATTGGTATGCACTTGATGATCTGGATGTGACATGGTTAACGCAGCCAACGAACAAGGTGCATGTGCGGGCTTTATTTAAGACATCTGGTTCGTCACCAGTCGTCCAGTCAAGTGTAAGTCTAATCCCGATGGCTTATAAAAAGAATGGCGTATATTTGAGTCGAGAAATTACAGCAACGGCCCCGTTTACGAAAGTTACTGTATACGTGGAGTTGAGTACACCAAGTGGTACGTCACAAACTGTTGAATATTCCATCGATGGTGGGAAGACGTGGACGGCTATGGGATCAGCAACCGAACAAACGCCTATTGATGACGAGTTTACGCGATTGAAGTTTGAACGCACTGTTTCATCCTCCACAAAGCTGAGGATTCGGATAAAGCAGAACACAACTGTGATGACAATAACTCCGAAAGCGCGGTCATTGATGGTGCATACCTCATAAGGATGTGACGTAGATGAAGAATCGTATATCTATCGATCCAAGCGCCCCTGACAGTCTTTTGACAGGGGCTAAAAAAATTAACGAAAACTTTGATCAGATAGATTCAAAAATAGAGCAATTGGAAACTGTAGCAAAGTCAGAGATAGATCATCTGCATAGGAGGGCAGATATTAATGAAAAAAACATTTTGGAAATGGCTCTTGAGTTGGAGACGGTAAAAGGGGCAGTTTTAAACGGATTGACAAGCAATATTTATATTGAATCCTTTATAGATGTAGAAGATGTCAAACTATTAAACGGGGCTACAAAGCATGACAGCAAGAATAAGAAAGTGTATCTGGCATAGAAGGGAGGAATAATCTTGTCAATTATTTCAAAAGCCTACGAAGCCCTGGGAGTTGGGACGGTGATATCAAACGCTGTTTTGAAAAAGGGTGACGTAGTAGTTACCTTTGCTACTTCTGGGAGCAGCGGAGTAGACGTAACCGCTACACTAAGTGCAGGAAGTATGACCCAGAAGTATACCCACGCGTACAACACCGCTGGGGCTTCACCCGATTCGGTTTGTGCCAGAGTATATACCGTAGATAATGACGTAACAGCAAACATTACGGTGAGCGGAAACAGCCAGTCGCAAGTTACAGTAGTATTCAGGAATGCCCAAATTGTGGACTGGGATAGTACAGGCTATGCGTCTGGTTCACCCACCCAGTCTATTCCAACAGGGTATTCTACACCTGGTATGGGCGTTCTGCTGGTAAACCGCTATACTCCACCTTCAAATCCGCCCAATTATACTTGGCTGACGAATGGGTCAGCTTCTGTTGGTTACTTGGACAATATTTCTACTCAGTTGGCTCAGCCTCCAACGTTATCACATGGCGGGGGGACCTATTCTGCGACTATGGCCCTTATGCTTGCACCAGTAAATGCAGCCCCACACGTGCCTTCAATGAACCCCACAGGGACTCTTGCTGCTCCAGCAGTACTAGCGACGTTGACTCCTACACTGAACTGGTCATTTTCTGACCCAGACGTTGGGAACAGCCAGAAAGCGCGACAACTGAAAATATACGACGGGGCAACACTTATTTATGACAGTGGTAAAGTAGCCACAGGCAGCACGACCTTTACGTATCCATCCAGCGGGGTAACAGCTTTGCAGCCTGACAAAGTATACGGTTGGGAAGTCATTGTATGGGACAACCACGACGCCGCAAGCCCTTATGCTACTCGTAAATACTTTAAAACAACAAAAGCACCAACGGTAACGCCTATGAGCCCGTTAGGGACAAGTGCCTTACCCTTAATGATAAGCCAAACGCCACGCGTACAATGGACATATTCAGACACTGAAAATCATGTGCAAAACGCCTTTCAGGTAAGGATAAAAAGAGCGTCTGATAACGGTATTGCTCACGACAGCGGACCTATCGTTTCTACGAATGTGTATTACGACGTACCAGATGGTGTACTTGCAGCAGGAGTAACGTACTACTGGGAGGTACAAGTAAGCGATTCGACTGGCATGGTTAGTGGATTTTCGAAAGGGCAGTATTTCGTTATCAACGTACCTCCAGGTAAGCCGATACCCGATCATATTCCAGATATGCTGCGGGTAGGGAAGCGGCCCGTTTTCGAAGCAACAATAAATGACGACGTAGAAAACAACGCCCAGGCGTTCGTGTTGCAGTTGTCGTCCGAAACCGAAATTTATACATTCACCAGCAACGTAGACGCTACAGGCTGGGAGGTATTCGACGGTACAGCTTGGGAGTGGCAAGGTATTACGACAGGCAAGGTACGGCCTGCACAATTGGTGAAAGATGGGGGATTTGAAAGCCCTTCGGGTACCTATTGGAAGCCAATGCACAGTAGCCTCGCTGATGGGGAGTTCGCGGGAACAGACACAGAGGTAAAACGCAAAGGGAACAGCGCTCTAAAATTGGTAAGCAAAACGTCCAAAGCAATAGGTTTTTACCAAGACCTGAAAGGTTGGAAACCCGGTGATGTTATTGTTGTAGAAGGCTATATGAAAATAACGCAACACAACAAAGGAAAATTGCAGATAGATATTATTACCGATACGGGATTGGATACTGGCACTATGTGGTACGACGCTACAATAAGTGGCTGGCTAAAGTTTACTGAAACCATAACAATTCCAGCTAAAACTACTCTAGTACAAGTTCGTGCGTTTACTGACGAATTTGCAGACCTTACGGGGTATGTAGACAATATATCTGTAAAAATACAAGGCTTGAAAGAATATACAAAGGTACGCTATACGCCCCAGATTGATCTGGTAGAAGGCACGACGTACTACTGGCGAATGGCTGCGAAGGATGGCCTTACGGGTACGTTGTCAGAATGGACGGATCAACAGACGCTTACAAACCGATTGGGGACAAGCGGGAAATGTGAAAGCGCAGCCGATTGGGGCGCGTACAATTGCACCGTTACAACGGATACGACAAACAAAGTAGATGGTAATGCCAGTATTAAGGTAACGGCTACCAATAAAAATGTAGCCGCAGCATATAAGGACGTAGGAGGATGGAAAGCAGGCAAGTATTACGTAATTCTAGGTTTTATTAAAAATGGAAATGCGGAAAATGGGGCGCGTATTATACCGAGCGGGCCTACATATAGTGCTAGCTGGCCAATCTATGACAAAACGAAATTTAATTTCTACTGGTGTAAAACCGCACCTACGACCGACTATCCTGGCAACCTGGATTTAAGTTTTTCACCGACCGAAGCAGGCCAGTACGCCTACTTTGACCAGGTAAGGGTGTATGAAATCTCGAAGGCTGAATACGAGCTGATTAGTGTTGATCCGTCATGGAGTGGCGAACTGCTGGCCCTGCGTTACCCGTATGTGGATAATACACAGACCATCCTACGAAAAAAGAGTATACGCTGCGGAACAACACTTGCATTACAAACAAAACCGATCAAGACGACGGCCCCTGTAGATCGAGGCGTATTTTCAAAATTTGCGACGCTACCTATTCACGTACCAACAGTGAAACGGATAGAAAACACCGACTCAAGAATCACGTACAGCAGCGGCGGTCTTGCCTGGAACAACATTAACTATGTAGACGCTGGAAGCAGCCAAGGAACAATTGCATACGTAGCAGGGGTAGCCGGGGCCTGGGCCGAGCTGTCTTTTATCGGTACAGGCATTCGCTTTGGCAGTTGGTTAAGCCCGTGGTACGGGCTGGTAGACGTTTATATAGACGATGTACTGGTTAAAATCGTAAGTCAGTATGTACCAGAAGGGTACGTAGGCGATTCAAAGCAGCAAATCGTTTATGAAAACACTAAATTACCCTATGGGCCGCACAAAATTAAAATCGTCAATCGAAACGAAAAAGCAGACCCCACAGCACTTGGGCAGAGCTGCGCCCTGGACTTCTTCGAAATCTTGGACACAAAGGCTCCAGCCGTCTTAACTGTCCAATCTTCAAATAATGCAAACGACCCAAACCCGACCTGGGAGGATGTAACGGACGTCTTTTTATCTGGAGACTATTTCAGATACAAGAACCTGATTAAAACCGCACCTGACTGGGGCTTGGCGCTAAAGATTACGGTAGATGCAAAAGAACGGCTAGGTCCGATAGAAATTGCCGGTTTCGGGATCAGTTACGAATAGGAAGGTGCGTTAAGCCATGGGCAGACACTTAAAACAAACCGATTTGGCTCAGCTACGTACAAGTGAGCAAGCAAAGGTAAATACAGAGCTCCAATCGGCTTATGAAGCGATAGCTGCATTGCATGAGACTGTTGAGGTATTACAAAAAGAAGTCCAAACATTAAAAGGGGGTGTTAAATGATGGTGGTAAAATATATGATTCCGGTTTATGCCTACTTAGTAAAATGCGGCTGGTCACTAGAACCGACTGGGAAGGAAGCAGAAAAAGTAATTCCGGAACCCTACCGCTTACCTGTTGCTGAACACTTAGCTACAGTACAAACAACTTAACGCCTTCTCTCAAAAGAGCGAAGGTGTTTTTTTATGGGGAGCTGCTCCTTCTCCTTTGAGACTTTCCCGGAACCCAGAGCGTCTTATCTTTTAAGAATGAATCAGGGGAGGACATTACATGAATGGTGATATTGGATTCACATGGGACTGGGGAAGTTTTCTTTGGTTAATCATTTTCGTATGGCTGCCAGTGAGTGTAGTCACTTATCTTCTCATACGAACATGGTTCAAGAAAAAAATGAGCGAACTAGAGAAACGAATCGAGAAACTTGAACAAGAAGGTTCAACAAAATAAGGATTTCATAGGGGAGCTGCTAACGCGGCTCCTTTAATTTTTGCCCCGTGGGGGTGAGGAGAAGATGAGCTGATGAAATTTCTTCAAAGCCTAGAAAACGTAGCAACCCCAGCAAACGCTTGGGCGACAACAGCGGGTGCAATCGTGTCGCCCGTTTTTCATTATCTATATGGAACGAACCGCCAAGACATCCTGATTGTGCTCTTTTTCATGATTGTCTTGGATTGGATCACAGGCATTTCCGCAGCAAAAAAAGATCAATCCTACTCATCTGATTATGGGTTGTCCAGAATCCCACGCACAATGTTCCTCTTTGCTCTACCAGCCTTAGCGAATCTCTTAGATCGTGTTATGGGCACCCCTGGGTTTTTGTTCTATGGCGTCACATTCGGTCTTATCTACCACACTTGGACAAGCCTGACAGCCAATGCACATCGCGCAGGCTGGCCTATGCCAAGGTCGGTTGAAAAATTGGTGGGATCAGAGATCAAAGCCAAGGCTGAACGAGCTGCGAGAAAGGAGTACAAATAATTATGAATATGACAATATCAGGCGCGCGCGTGATGGACGTACGTGCCTCTTTACCACGCCACAAAACACTAAGGTATGGACGGCGTAAGCTGACTGACATCCGATCGGCAGCCATTCACCATTCTGCTACGTTGAGCGGATCGCCAGAGGCATTCGCACGATATCATGTAGGCACTAATGGGTGGCCGGGCATTGCCTATCATTTAGTGATTCAAAAAGATGGGGTGATTTATTGGTGTAACGATCCAGAGGCAATCTCCTACCATGTCGGTAACAGCAACCGTCATGCGTTAGGCATATGCCTTGTCGGGGACTTCCGGACACAGAAACCGACGCCTGAGCAACTTGATGCCGCCAATCGCCTGATCCAGCACTTGCAGGTACAGATTCCATCGATGAAGCAGGTGTTTGGTCACCAGGAGTACCCCGGCTACGCGTGGAAAAACTGTCCTGCATTCCCGATGGGCACATTCCGAATAAATTACTCACAATTCTTGCAAAAAGCTGTGGGTAAAGTGGATAAGCCAAAGCAAATCCCGGTTGCAATTAAGTTGAACGAGACATTGCTCGCGGTAACGGGCTTTTTGCAGGAAGGCGTTTCTATGCTGCCAGTACGTGCGGTTGCCAATGCTGCTAGTGGAAAAGTGGAGTGGATTGAACAAACGAAGGATGTTCGTGTTAACGGTAATGACCTAAACGAAAAGCTCATTTCGGGATCGGCATATGCTCCTGCTCGTGAGTTGGCTGCTGCACTTTGTCTACAGATTGAGTGGGATGGTAGTACAAATACAGTAATATTGAGAGGATGAGTGCTTTGGATAAGGCAAACAAAAAGAAACAGGGAGTTTTGATGATAGTAGGGGGAGCTCTTGCAATTGTAGGAGCAGGGTACGGGTTACTGACAGACGAACAAACCCAAGCGATTCAACAGGCTCTTGAAATACTTCTAGCAGCGTTCTAA